TTATGCCCGCAGCACCGAGACGTTCAAATCGTTTTGGGTGAGTTTTGGGTGAATTGCCGGCCCAGCCTTGGCGGTGAGGTCGGAAATCACGTCCTCGATCCCCCCTTTGATCGTATCCAGGTAATCGGGATCGAAGATCGCATACCGGCTGGATGTCTTGCTGAGCACGCGATGCCCCAGCGCCATTTCCAGCTGGATCAAGTCGACCCGACGATTCGCCAGGATGGTGGCCATCGAATGCCGAATGAGCTTGGGCCCGAAGCCGGCGGGGATGCCGAGCTGTTCCCGTGCCCCGTCCCACGCCTTGCGCACCGATGCGACGCGGACCTGCTCGATGATATCCACCTGCTGGTTCTGATCATGAACAACCCGCTCCGAGCAGATCATGCGATCGTCCGTTTCAGCAAGCCAGGAATGCAGCAGGTCCACCACGGGCATCACTGGCCGCACCTTCTTCGTTTGCATGCGCCCAGCTGGGTTCAGCGCGAAGCGCCGCTCGTCTCGCATCCATTGTTCGCGACTTGGCAGCACGCTCATGTCGTAGATCGCGTCTGGCCGGGCGAGCGTGCAGACGGCGGCAATGATGTACCGCCGGAACGGGAGAAGCCGCTCGCCATGCGCGCTGTAGCTCCCCGCCCCGCGGAAACTGTAATCGAGCAGTTCGGCCAATGCATCGATCGACAGACGATAGGTGCTGACGGAAGACACCTGGTCGCGGGTCTTGTGCTTGATCGGCGGCACGTAGCGAACCCGGCGGTTGTTGAAGGCGTAGTTGAGCGCCGCCTTCAGCTGGATGACGCTTTCCTCCACGGTGGAGGCGGCGCGCTTCCGCTTCTGCCCGTCGACCCAGTTGCCGTGCGCATCCTTCTTGCGCGCGACAATGGGATCGTCCTCGCCCCATTTGCGGAAACGGTTCAGCATGCTGTCGTCGATGTGTTCGAACATCAAAGGCGTCGGCATCCGCTTCGCCTCCTGCTCAATGTCCATGAAGCGCGAGAACAACCGCAAACGCGCACGGATCGGTTCGGCGCTCGGGAGTGATTGGCCATGCTCGAGATAGTAATCCGTCATCGCTTGGGCGACGCCGTAGCCGCTCTGATCTTCGTCCGTGGGTCGATGATTGGCGAGATAGTGCTTATCTAGCTCGTCGCACGCCGAGCGAATATCTCCCGTGCGCGTGCTTCGCCGCCGCTGATGTCCTGTCCCGGTGTCGTACCACCAGATGTACCATCGATCGCTTGCAGGCTTCCCGTCGGCGCCCCGGACGAGGTCGAGCCAGAATGGCCCGCGCTGGTAGACACCACCCTTAACTGTCGACACTTCGCCTGTTCCTCCAACGCTTTTGCTTTTGCCTGCGCGACTTTCGCCACGCACCCCAATGATGCCAGAAGATTGAGGTCCTCGGCAGTCAGCTTGATCCCGCCGTCATTGAAGAGCGCGCGGGATAGTTTGCGGTCCAGTTTGACCAGCGATTCGCATGGCGTCACGGCTCCGTTCCTTTCGAATAATCGGGCAGAAGATTGGTCATTTCCCGGGTGAGATAGGCTTGCTCGATCGACGGCCGGATCTCGTCGCCGACCGTTCGACCGCCAGGCAAAACAATGTTGGCGAGGAACTCATCTTCGAAAACGCTGATGCCGCTCTCGACGGCTTCGAGCTTGGCCTTGATCACCAGCGCGAGCGCGCGCCAGCGCTGCCGGCAGGCCTGTTCCCATTCCTTCAGCGCGGCATCGGGCGCACGAGCGCCACGGCTGTGATGGGTGAAGCGCTTCTCGGCACGATCGGGCATCGCCAGCACGAAGCGGATCTGCCGGCCGTTCATGGCGAAGGCGATAACGGCTTGGTTTGCGCCCCAGCCCGACATGAACTGGTCGGCACCGTAGCGTTCGACGATCCGCTCGATCTCCGCCTTGCTCGAGCCGACCGACACGCTGGTATCCTTGGCGAAGCGGGTCATTGGCCTGCCCTCCTGGCATCTTCGCGCGCCTGCCACAGCGATTGGAAAGTACCATCGATCGATTCCGCCATATGCTCCGGATCTTGCCCAGCAGACGTCAGCAGGCCGCGCAGGGGCTCTTCCAGCATAGTTGCAGCAATGCGCGCGGCATGGCGGCTGTTGGGGCAGGTATTGGCAGGGAACCGGTGCGCCAGGGTTTCCATAGCGGACGCTTCCATCACTGCACGAAACGCAGCCCGAAAATCGGATGGAGCCTCTACAGGCCGCCAGATCGGGCAGTCCCGCGTTTGATAGGCGTTCATCACGGTGCGATTGTTCCAGCTATCTGGCAGATCCAGCGCAATATCTGCGCAACACACCTGCCCCTGAAGATCGCTGACGTTCGGCTCGAACAGCCCGCAGTTGCCGCATTTGTGCTCGACCGGTTCAGTCATCGTTGGCCACCTCAGGAATCGTCATGGTCGCAAAGCGGAAGCCCGGCGGCGGCAGCCCGATGGATCGCCGCCCCTTGGGCGTCAGGCGCACCATTTCGAGCCCGGTCGAGGGGTGCTTGCCCCATTCGATCAGGCCGCGCCGCCACATCGCGCGCAGATCGTCCAGTCGGTTCTGGAAACGCCACAGCGGGACGACTTCGGTTCCGATAGCGGCGAGGATCTGGGACTGTTCAATCATGGCTGCCTTGATCGGCCATCGCGGCAGCGGCGCGCCGGATATCGCCCGCCGTAACCGGGCATGAGGGCAACAACGCGATCGGCGACGCATCGCCGCAGTTCGGATTGAGCAGGTCGGCAACGTCCGCAAATGGCCGTAGAGCGGAGCAAAGCACCTCCGACGCTGTGCTGCCATCTGCCAGGCCACGCTCGTAGCCCAATTCCTCCGCCGCAATCAGAGCATCAGCGTGCCGACAGCGTTGCTGATGGTAAGCTCGCGCCGCATCAGTGCTTTCATCGTGCATCGCCTGGACGGCGTCGTCGGCCTGTTGCTCGGCATTACGCAGCGCCCTGAGCAAGCTGCGCTCCGCCCCTGCCTTGATCGTGCAAGCAGCTTCTGATCGCTCATCGCGCCCGAAATGTAGGCGCGCCGCCGTGGGGTCGGTGAATGTGTCGCCGCAATGGAAGCAGGTCCAAGCTGGCTCTGCCTGGACGATAGGAAGCGGGCGGGCGAGCGGCGGCTCTGTGCAGCGGCAGGGGATGCCCAGATCAGCGGCGATGATTTCGCGACGCTTCTGTGGCCGCTTGAGGTAGGCGATCGCGGCCTGTTTTGCGGCTTCGACCTTGGCCGGGCCTGTGGCGCAATCAGCCTTGTCGAAGGCTACGACGCCAAGCGGCTGCATGGCCCCTTCTATCTCGTTGAGTGCCGCGCCAAATTCTTGCTGATAGCGGTCATCGTCATATTCATAGGGCCCGCGCCCTCCCGACAGCCAATATCGCCCGTTTATCGCTGCCTGAATGCCCGTCATCACCGCAGCGACAATGTAGCGGTCGCGGTCGATCACATGCATCAACCGGTCGTTCTCGGCGGCCTGTCGTTCGATCAATCCGAGCGCGACCATCGGCGGGCTGTCGGGACCTCCATCAAATCCGGTGTTCTGCAGCCAGCGCTTGTATCGCTCGATGAATTCATTGGTGTCCTGCGCAGTCATTCTGCACCTCCCTTCTGGCCGGCAGCCGGGATCGCCTTGATGGCGCGGATGATGCTGTCGCAGACGGGGAAATCAGACGCCTCATATGTCTGCTTGCCCTCGACAGCAGCGATACACGCGGCGCGCATTTCCTCCACTGCGATTTCATGGACAGCGGCGTCCCCCACCACCCCATCAGCCGCCCAGCGCACCAGCACCGAGAAGTTCATTGGATCGCGGAACACGGTCGCCAGCGCGAGCAGCGACGTTCCTTCCCACAGCTGGATGGTGAACCCGTCGGCGGATGCTCGCCCGGTTTCGATCATGGCGTCCCTGCCCTGCTCATGCAGCCGCTTGCCCAGATCCTCGATCCAGTTCCACGCGACGCGGCCGGCGGCGGCGTCGTTGCCGCTGGCGTCTCTCGACCGGTACGGCTGGCGCCAATCGTCCGGCGAGGTGGCCAGTTGATCAGCCGCAGGCTTGCCCACCCACTTCGGGTATCCCGTAGGCAGCATGCGCTGTTCCTCAAAGGTCAGCTTATGCGTGCTGCCGTCGGCCAGGACAAAGCGGTCGCCGCCGATGCGGCGCAGCTTCATTTTTACGGGGCTGACTTCGTTGGCGCGCATGAAGGCGGCCGCGGTTTCGTTAACCTGGATCATGATGGTTGCCTCGCTGCGTTGATGCGCTCGTGAAAATACTGGACTGCGGCATCGGCGGCCCGGCGGAAGCTGTCGCCCATCGGCAAGGGCCCGCCCATGCGATCCATGTCGTCCAACGCCTTGGCAGGATCGGTGCCGGTGGGTGCCGTCATCGCGAAGCATTGCTCTGCGATCCGCAGCGCAAGTTCATCGCGCGGGATCTCGATGGCCAGCATGGTGCGTCGGGCTTTGTCTGCCGGCTTCATTTGGCACCCCCTATTGACGCGTGGGTCAATAGTCTTCTCGGCACCTGCCTGTTTTGATAGATGTGATTCTCGAAAGGATCCAAGACATGCAATACATCGATCATGAATTCTGCGTTCGGGATAAGCGACTTCATAATCTGTTTCTGGAAACAGAACGTCGCTGGTTGTCTTCTATGAACAGCGGAGAGATTAACCGGTCTGTTCATTATGCTGAGCGAGGTATGATGCTGCAAAAGGAGATGTGGCGCATGACGCAGTCTGTCTTCACCACGATGCATTAGGTTCATCACGCCGCCCTCCGATTAGCTGCGCGGGCACCGGGCACGTTCGCACGCACCAGCGCCTCCGACAGCGGCGGGCAAACGCTGTTGCCGCATTTGGCAACCTGTGCGGTCTTCGTGATTGGTCGCCCTTCGGCATCCCGGTCGATGATGTAATCGGGCGGGAAGCCCTGAGCGTTGAAGAGCTCGCGCGGGCTAAGCATGCGCATGCCGATATCGACGATGACGTATTCCTCGCCCGCGATCGTCACGGTCACCAGCCCGAAGCGATCTTGCACGGTTACAGTGCCGATCGGGCTATCAAGTCCATGCCCGTCCTGCTCGTTGCCGTAATATTTGATCAGGAAGGCTCTGACCTCGGCCATGTGTGTTCCGCCCGCGCTGACGGTATGCAGCGGTTCATCGGTGGGGTGGCCATGCTGGCAGGTGCCGCGCAGCTTGATCAGGTTTGACGTAACCACGCGCTGATGAGTTCCGCTCGCCGTGACGGTCGATAGCGGATCGTCAGCGCGTCGGCCCCGCATGCTGACGTCCTTCGGCCCGCCGTTCGCCTGTTCAATATGCGCGCAAATGACCCCGAAACGGTTTTCGGTCGACTGCGTGCGGATCGGTTGATCGGCAGCGTTGGCGCTGCGCACTCGGCCATCAGCCTTCTCACCGTAGAAGGGCGACAGGAAGGCTGCCACAGCTGCCGTTTTGCCCCCGCCGCCAGCGGTGATCGTGGGCATTGGCTCTTGCGGGTCTGCGCCTGCGCTTTTTCCGAACTGACGCTCCAGTACCGCCGCCACGACGCCCAGCGGCGCGCTGCCGCCCGGTCGCTTCACGAAGCTGTTCGCCGTCACGGTGTGGAGCGGCTCCGCTATGTCGTGACCGACCGCGCCCGATCGGAACTTGGTGATGTGAGGGACGATGAGCGCGCTGTCGCCGCTCTGCGTCACGGTCGGATACGGTTCTTCCGGTCCATGGCTGCCCTGTCCGCGACGTTTGCCGTTCCTATCCACGTCGCCATGCGCAGTGCGAGCGAAGAAAGGCGTCACGATCGCATGCTCGCCCCGGTTCGCGCCGGTCACGGTCGCCATGGGCTGATCGGTCGACGCGCCGCGCGCGCCGTCCTGATGGTGGGTCAGCGGCACGATGAATGGCGCCGGATTATTCACCACGAACTTCATGATGCCGTGCGCGATGCGGCGCAGCGTCTTCTCTGCCAGCGGCTTCTTCCGCTCGAAGATGGAAGGGCACGGGATCGACCAGTCGATGATCTCGGCAGCCGTCCGCCACGGCTTCAGCTTGCCTGACAGCACATCGGGCGAATCCGGTTTGCCGTGGGTGGGTGCCGGCCAGACGATAGGCAGACCGTCCCGCCGGGCGATCATGAAGAACCGCTTCCGGATCGTCGGCGCCCCATAGTCGCAGGCCCGCAATTCCTTCCACTGGATGTTGTATCCTGCCTTGCGCAGCTCGTCCGACCACTTCTTAAACGTCTCGCCAGCGCGTTCCTTGATCGGATAGCCTTGTTCACACAGCGGGCCCCAGGTTCGGAACTCCTCGACGTTTTCCAGCAGGATCAGATCGGGTTTCACGCGCTGCGCCCACAGAACTACGACCCAGGCGAGATCGCGGATCGACTTCTCGCGCGGCTTCCCGCCCTTCGCCTTGCTGAAATGCTTGCAGTCGGGGCTGAACCAGGCGAGCGAAACCTTGCGCCCGCCGGTCACTTCGCGCGGATCGATCTGCCAGATGTTGTTGCGGATATGCACGGTGCCGGGGTGGTTGACCTCGTGCATCCGGATCGCTTCTTCATCGTGATTGATGGCGATGTCGACGGCGCGACCGAGCGCGGCTTCGATACCGGTCGATGCCCCGCCGCCGCCTGCGAAATTATCTACGATCAAACCGTCCATCATGCTGCCTCCGCCTCACGCGCGGGAAGCGCATCGATGTTACCCTTGATCACCTCGAACGTGACCACGACGATCCACGGGTTATCGTCCCAGGTCGTGCCGGGGGCGGTGTGCAAGCTGCTCCACACACGTTGGAATGCCGCCTGCGCGGTCAGTTCAGCAGCATCCCAATCCGCATCGGGCAGGCCGAAGAACCTGCCGTATTGGCCGATCCCTTCGGCGAGCGCGTCTTCCTCGCTGATGTCCTGCAACCGCTGCACACGCACTTCGGAGACCTGCAGCGTCATGCGCGAAGCCGAGCGTGGCATGTGGATCGACGGGCGCCAGCGATCGATCTCACCTTCAACGGTGCTATCGTCCGCCTTATAGAAGCCGTTGTCTGCTGCGGCCTGACTGCCTGGATCATTGTGCGTGCAGGCCGACAGCGGCGCCCACGCCTCACGAACGTACAGCCGGTCGCCGGGGCGATAGCGAGCCTTGAACTCGCCTTCGAACCCCCAGCTATCCATGTCCGCCGGATCGCCTGACAGCCAACTCCATTCGTCAGTCTGTCCCTGACCCGTTCGCGCGATCACACCAGCACTGGTGACGCACCCCGGCGGCTGCGGATTGATCAACCGCCTCGTCTGCGTCTTCCGCCCGTCGAGCAGAGCGCGCACCATCGGCGCGCTGAAAATGATAGGCCGATCAGCCATGTGCCACCTCAGACGATTTGAAATTGGAGGATGTCGAACGGCGAGCCGTCGAGGTGCCAGCGGCAGCCGGCCCGCCCGTCCGCTGCCCAGCTCTCAGCAGGGCGGAGGCCGTTGCGAAGCACAACCTGCACTCGCTTGCCGACGGCAATATCCGGCAGCCGGCCGGGGTTGTCGTGCCACACATCAGACCACCCCGCCCATGTGCTGGCGCACGATAGACCCGCGATCCCAATAGCCGCCAAGAATGGCGTGCCGGGGCACGGTGCCGGGCCGATAGGCACGAGCGGCAAGAAGCCGCCCGCGCCGGATCGCCGGGTTCACATCGCGCAGGTTGGGCACCCGCCACGATTTCATTTCGCCGGGGCGGTCCATGTTCAGCCCTTCCCGCCTTCGGCCAGCGTCTTTCGGCGCGCAGTCAGCTCTGCGTCGATGCCGGCGACGATTTCATCGTCATAGGCGGCTGCGTTCTTCAGCCAGTCCTCTTCGACCGCTTTGAGGTATCGGGCGTTCTTCGCCGCTGCGATGCCGGAGCGCGTCTTGTCGAGGAACGCCTCTGCCGGGCTCATGTCCGGAGCGGCCTCGCCCTGCTCTTCGCCCTCGCTGTCGGCAGCCGGACCGCCAGCATCCAGCTGCCGCGCGGTTTCCTCGTCGACGTCGGTCATGCCCCGGCTGTCGGTCTGAACCTCTCCCGTATCGGGATCGATCTGCTGATCGTCGCTGCCGTCGAAGGCTGGAATGCTGTCGTCCAGGTAATCGCCCAGGTCTTCCTTCGCAGGCAGGGACTTCGGCGCTTCCGGCTCCACCGCCAGCGCGGCCATCGTGCTCACCGCCGCCTCATGCTCACGGCCTTCGACATCGGTGAACAGGTCGCCGGACATCGGCAGCGTCTTGGAATGGCGCCGCATCACTGTCTTGCGCGCCATCTCGCCGAACCAATCAACCCACGGGCCCTTGGCCTGCCGTTCCTTGCCGAAACGGTCGCGGGTGGCGCCGGTCTGGCTGGCCTGCCGGACCTTGTCGATTTCGACGCGGCGCATCACCTCAACCGACCACGAACCATCTTTCATGCGCGCAATCGAATAGGCCGCGACGATGTTGTCGTCGGTGCTTTCCTCTGCGGTCATATCCAGCTTGGGCCGGTGCCGGATCGGCGGGTCCATGCCGATTTCATAGAGGAAGAGGTTCGCGTCCATCTCGGCCCGATAGACGAGACCGGTCTGCAGGCTGACGATCTCGCCGGACTGGACGATCTTCTTCCGCAGGCCATAAACCATCGGCATGTAAGCGACGGTCTTGATCTTCTCCCACTGGTTCTGATCGTTCTTCTTGCTGTTGATGAAGATCACCAGCGCCGCCTCGCGCCCGTCGGGAAGCAGCCCATCCTGCGCCGCCTTCATGCACGATGTGATCAGCGATTGCCGATCGGCCGTCAGCAACTCGGGATTGTTCTGCGCTGCGGTGATCACCGTGCGCTGCAGCTTCTCGGCCGAGATGTGGGACGGCAGCGCCTTGGCGAATTCTTCGCCGCGCTGCTCCAACTGCGTGCTGAGTTTTACGATCGGCGGCATGGCCCTGCGTTCGGCCAGAGCGGTGGATTGGTTGCTCATCTGATTTCCTTTGCGGTGGGGGTCAGCGGAAGTTGGCTTTGGCGACAGGCCAGATCCGGCACCCAGGCAGCTCGCGCTTGCCGGCGCGCACCAGGCCGGCGACCGCTTTGTCGATCGCCTCGCGGACCTTCGGATTGTCGGACACGGCATCGAACGCGGCCGCGTAATCCGTGACCTCGCTCTTCCATTCCTGCTTGCCGGACACGGTCGATCCAGTGTCCGAGCGCACCGGCTGATTATTCGGAGCGGCCACGGCCAGCAGCGCGGCGCGTTCCTGCTCCTGCTGTGCCAGTTCGGCGGCCTTGTCAGCGTGGCGGCGGGCCTTGTTCAGCTCGCGCTTGTTCGCGGCGTTCTGCTCAGCTTCGCGCGCGCGGGCTTCTGCCTCTTCGCGCTGACGTTCCGCTTCAGCTGCCCGGTCGGCGGCCGCGCGCTCCTCCGCCGCGATGCGGTCGCGTTCGGCTTTCCGTTCTGCCTCGCGCTTCGCCACGAAAGCATTGCCGATCTGCTCGACCTTGGCCTTGGCCGCATTCACCGATTCCAGCAGCGAATTCTTCTCGGCATCAACCAGCCTGCCGGCCAGAAGATGCGGCTCTTTCGCCTCCTTATGGATGGCGTTGATGTGGTTGATGATCTTGCGGAAGTTGCCGACGAGATCCGCGCACTTGCCCAGGGTTTCATCATCGGTGGCCGTCGCGCGATCCGCAGCGGCGACGTTGCGCTCCAACACCTCGAGAAAGTCAGCCTTGTCGCGCGTCAGCAGGGCGCGGAACTCGGCAGGAATGATCTCCTCCAGCGGAGGTTTGTTATGGCCGATCGGGGCGGCGCTCTGCGGGTTCTCACCCGGCCACGGAGCGACGTCGTCGAACACAGGTCGGGCCGGTACTGGCTTTGTTACGGGCATGGAAAATCCTTCGATTAAAAGGGGAGCGGGCAGTCGATGGAGAGTGGGTCGCGGCGCTGGCGACGGTTTGCGAAGGCGCTGTTCGGCGCGTTCTGCCGGGCCCAAGCCTTGCGGTTGCAGTAGGCGCGGTAATCGGCCTCGCTGATCGGTTCGCCGGCGCAATCAGGCCAGACCCGGTCGAGCTCGATGTAATCGCCATCGAATTCGGCCTGCCATCGCCAGGACCGGTCCATTTCGTCGCCGGTGTCCGGATCGTGCGGCGGGCCGTACCAGATATGCACCCCGCCCCGGACGCCGCCGAACACGAGACGATGGCGGTAATAGCCCTCGGTCGGTTCGCTGACGTCGATGCCCGTGAAGGCGCGGTCGATCGCTCGGCCGCTGGCGTATGAGAACTGCGCGCGGCTCATGGCGCCACCGCCCAGGCCAGAACGGCCAACGACGCGAAGGTGATGGCCACGCCGAAGCAGTGGGCTGCTTCGCGCACGAACACCGGGTGCAGCAGGACGAAGCGGAGGTCGGCGAGCGTCATGCTGCACCGCCTTCCGCTCGGGCGACCAGCATGGCGTCGGCGATGCGGTAAGCCCGCCGCGCTACCCCTTCGCTTTCGTAGATCACGTCAGGCGCTTCGGCGGCCATCAAACCGGTCAAAGCGGCCATCGAGAATTGGTCGCGCAGGTCGGGCGTCTCCCGGCGATCGTCTTCCCTCACCCATCGGGCGAACGCGCATCCGACCCAGTAGCAAGGGATTTGCTGCCCCTCGTCATCGATGATGTCGAAGCAGTTGCAGTCCTCGATTAACACTTCGTACCGCTTACCAATGGTCAAGACGGGCCAAACGCGCTCATCGTCTGAACGGGCTGCAATTTGCTGAGCGACTGCGTAGATCATGCCGCCCTCCGCACGCTGACAGCGCGGCGCAGAGCGAACACGCCGGTCAGCACGTCGAAGACGGTCGGCGTTTCCCAATCTGTTTCGGCGTGCGCCACGGCCATCGCGCGGTCGTTCTTGTCCAGCGCGGCCTGCATGGTGTGGCCAACGGCAGCGTTGATCGCCGTGCGCCGCAGAGCTTCGAGCCGCTTCAGATGGCGGTCGGCGCGGTCGGTCAGGCCGACGAATACTTCGAGATCACAGGTGGGCCGGATCCGCGTGGTTTTGCGCAGCTCGCCGTCCTGCACGCGGGCGATAATCGCCTTCGCCTGCGGCAGCTGGTGCCAGTGCATGGGAACGTTGATTGGCATGTTCGCCTCCATCGGGTGATGGAGGCGATACAACACCGTTATGGTGTTGCTGTCAACACCGTATTGGTGTTACTCGTCTGGGTATGTCTCGTCCGGCCAAAAATCGGGATCAGGATCCACAGCTTCGTCCGCAAGCTTCCGAGGGTTGCGCACAGCAGTTTTCGGCCGATGCGTGCTCACATGCGGTTGGGGTGTAGGCGGGGGCGGCAGCACCGGCTTCGCGCCTTCGAATGCTGCGCGAATGATTGCACCATAAGGTGCTTGGTCCTGAAAAATGGCGATGATCTCGACGCCTTGCCGAATCAATGCACCGATGCGACCGCATCGTTCGGCAGACAGGTATCCGATCTGGATTCCGCGAAAGCTGTAAACCGCGACGGCGGATGGATCGGCGGGGTTCTTCGGCTCTGGCTTCAAATACACCGGCTCGCCAGGCAGGCACATGGCGATTTCGAACCGCCGGCCCGGCCCCTTCTTGTTCGGATAGTCAGCACCAACAACCATGAGGGACAGCGAGGGAAGCATCGCAGCTGCGCCTGCAGTCTGTCCTTACAGCCCGCGTGCTACCCAGATTGCGCGTCCCTCAATGCGCAGGTCTTCAGCGGCAACCTCTTGGTCGCCGACCGTCGGATTGTCGGAAATAACGAGCACCCGTCCGGCTGCGATGGTCCGCAAACGCTTCAATCCCGCCGCGCCAAACAGGTCGATCCAGTAAATGCCATCCTGCTTGGCCAAGGCCCGATCCGTGGTGTCGATCAAGATCGCATCGCCCCAATTCAGCGTGGGGTACATACTGTCGCCGATGCCCGTCACCAGCTTTAGGCGGTGTGCCGGTGAGCGAGTTATGCGGCGGATAAAGGCGAGATCGAACGAAACAGGTTCGGCTTCGACGTAATCGTCGATGACAGTCCCAGGCCCCATCGAAAGCGACAGGTCGAGCCGTTGGATCTGGACAATTTCATTCGGATCATCAGCAGGCAAAACTTCAGTCTGCCCGGACAATGCATAGCCAGCGGGAAGAGGGGTTATGATGTCTGACGGCGTCACTCCAAGCGCCGTTGCAGCCTTGTCGATCCATTCTTGCTTGAGCGTCCGCTGACCTTTTTCGAGCCGCTCGATCTGCTGCCCGGACGTACCCATCCTCTTCCCGAGCTGAGGGCGGCTCCATCCGCGATCAAGTCGCAGGCGCTCAATATTGTTCACGCTGGTCACGGCCCAAACTGCACCAATCTGGTGTAACACCGCCATACTCCGAAATGGTGTTGACTGAACACCACTTGTGACACCATAATGGTGTTGCAAGGAGATCACCGAATGAACCTCAAGGATTGGCTGTCCGACCAAGGGCTGAGGAACGCCGATTTCGCGAAGCGCATCGACTGCACAGCGGAGGCCGTGCGTCGGTATGCCAACGGCGACCGCATCCCTGGCCGCGATATTATGCCCAAGATCGTTGAGGAAACCGGCGGTGCCGTCACCGCCAACGACTTCTTCGATCTCGATCCCGCAGCGATCCAGGCTGCCCAGGCGGCAGCATGACAACAGCCGTTCGCCGTCCCGCGATCCGCGTGATCGCCCGCGTAACCCCGGTAACGCCCGGCCCTACCCGGGCAGCCTGTGTTTCGATCTCCTTTCATGCCGCAATCAATACCCCGGAGAGGCAACCAGATCATGTCGTCCACTGACGCAGTGCAGCAGAATTTTGCCGATCGGCTCAGCAACGTGCTGCGCCGGTATGAGCACGAGGGGCATGGCACGAAGGCCAGCCTGGCCGCGAAGATCGACGAGGAAGCTCGCGACCTGACGCGCTGGGCCAACGGCACCACCATGCCGGGTCACACGCTCGTGATGCTGCTGGGCGAACTGCCCCGCCACCTCGCCGACGAACTGATCCGCCCCTGCGGCTTGAAGTTGATCAGCCGTGACGCGCCTGCTGACGCCAATGTCCTGAGCGCTGCAGCTGCCGCCGCTGATTTCGCCAGCGACGTGGCGAGCAGGTTGGCGGACGGCGAATATTGCCACCGCGACCAGGAAGCGACCCGGCAGAAGGCGCAGCGGACCATCACCGAACTGGCCAAGCTGGGGGACGCGCTGTGATCCGCTCGCATCTCGCCCGCATCGGCCTGCTGCCGTCGACTGATAACGAACCGTCGGCCCGGCTGACCATCGCGATGATCGCCATGGCAGTCGCGCTAGCCCTCATCTTCCTCGTCCCTCTGATCGAGTGACGATCCACGAAATCAGGCGCCGGCGCGGCGGCGAAAAAGGGGGGATGGAGCCACGAGGTTTCCCGGGGCTGGTCCTGACAGGGGAGTCCCCTCTCCCAACTCCCCACCAGCTTAATCCCCCTCCGCGACCCCATCACCGAAAGGAGCCTATCATGGCCAATGCAGCACGAAAGGAAGACGGAGAAGGCTCCGGCATCAGTGGCGAATACACCCGCCCCGACGCCAAGCTCGCCGTCCGGATCTACCGCGAAGAAGTCGCGCCGAAGCTTGCGCACATGGCGACCATCAAGGGCGACCTGTCCGACCCGCACAAGCGGATCAAGGACGAGGCGCACTTCCCGCGCAAGGTGCTCGATTTCCTCGTCACCCTCGACGACATGGAAGACGCGAAGCGCGACCACTGGCTGATCGCCCTGTCCGAAGGGATGAAGGAACTGGAGCTGGTCGTGCCGACCGATCTGGTTTCGCTGGCTGATGGATCTGCCGGGCAGTCGCCCCTTCCTTCCGGCGCGCGGGCGCGCATGTCGCTGGTCACCACCAATCCGCCGCCCCAGCCCAGCGATGGCACGGAAACAGATCTCGCCGGCGAAGATGCCGATGATGATGATGATGGCGACGACTTCGACGAGGCGGACGAGAGCGAGCTAGCCGCTCAACAGACCCGACCCAGCACCGAAGCTGCCCAGGCAGAAGCGGACGCCGCGAGCGAGGCGCCGAAACGCGGCCGCAAGCCGGGCGTGTCGTCGGTCAAGTCCGCGCCCAGCCCCAGCACCACCGAACACTGATCACGCAGGGCGGCGCCCGCGTGGTGCCGCCCGCTCTCACGGGTGAAACGAAATGGCGATCCTCGCTCTCGATTTGTCGAAATCGAACACCGGCTGGGCCGTATGGAAACCCGGCTGGGAAGCCGCGCGCTACGGAAGCTGGCGGCTGGGCAGCGAGTTCACGTCTGATGGGCAGGTGTTCTGCAAGCTGCATCAGCAGATGACCGATCTGTGGAAGGTCATGCCGTTCGCCTCGATCTATTTCGAGCAGGCGATCCTGCCTGCCAACCTGAGCGGCGCGACCAACATCCGCGCGCTTTCGCTCGCATCCGGTCTGGCCGCCCATGTGGAAAGCTTCGCCAACGCGATGCGATGCCAGGCTACCGCGATCAATGTTTCCACGTGGCGCAAGGACTTCATCGGCACCGATCTGGTCAAGGACGCGAACGCCAAGGCCCGAGCCAAGCGCAAGGCCGAAGGCAAAGGCTCGGCACGTGATGAACTGAAGCGGCTGACGATCGAACGCTGCCGGCAGTTAGGCTTCTCTCCGCGCAAGGATGACGAAGCCGACGCGCTGGGCATCCTGGATTACTCGCTCGGCTTCCACGAGCAGATCACACCGCCATGGCGCGCCCAAGAAGTGCTGCGCCCGATGCTTGGGGGTGCGGCATGACCAACCCTTATCGGATCGAGGGGCCCGCGCTGATCTCGTTCTCGGGCGGCCGCACGTCGGCCTACATGCTCAAGCAGATCATCGACGCGCACGGCGGCCAGCTGCCGGATGACGTGCATGTCTGCTTTGCCAACACTGGAAAGGAGCGCGAGGAAACGCTGCGGTTCGTGCACGAATGCTCTGTTCGCTGGGGCGTGCTGGTGCGGTGGCTTGAATGGCGCCGAGGAGAAATTGGCTTTGAGGAAGTTGGGTTCAATAGTGCGCACCGGAAAGGCGAACCTTTCGCGGCGTTGATAAGCACTCGCGGATACCTCCCGAACGTGGCTAGGCCATGGTGCTCCATGAGCCTCAAGCAAGCCGTCTGTCGCAAGTTTGCTCTGTCGGTCTTTGGCCCCGGAAGATACTTGTCCGTGGTCGGCCTACGTTATGACGAAGAAGGTAGAGTTGCTGAAGCGCGTCGGCGCACAAAGTCGAAGAAGGATGCGTGGAACAGCGCAACTCCTCTCTATAATGCAAAGGTTACCAAGCGTGACGTTCGCGCGTTTTGGGACGCGCAGGGCTTTGACCTCGGGCTCCTCAATTTTGAGGGAAATTGCGATGGGTGTTTCCAGAAGTCGGTAAGACTTTACGAGGTCGAAAGGTACGCTCCAGGCACGCTTGACTGGTGGATTGAGCAGGAAGAGCGCGTTGCAGCGACAGCCGAACCTGATGCGCGGCATTGGATCCTCGGCCGCAGCTATTCCGAAATTCGCGATGCCATTCGGCGCCAACCCGACATGTTTATGGGGGCATTCGACGCCGATCCGGATGACGCCGAATGCGGGCTCTGGTGCGCTGGGGAGGCGGCATGACTGGCGTGCTGTCTCCCGCACCTCATCGCCCGATCCTGCGCTGGCATGGCGGCAAATGGCTGCTGGCGCCCTGGATCATCAGCCAATTCGGTCCGCATCGGGTATATGTCGAGCCGTTCGGCGGCGCATGGTCCGTTGGGTTTCGAAAGGACCGCGCCAAGGCAGAGGTCTGGAACGATCTCGACGCTGAACTGGTGAACCTGTTCCGGGTGCTCCGAAATCCGGCGGACGCTAAGAAGTTGGTGCGGGCTCTGCGCCTGACGCCCTTTGCCCGAGACGAATTCAACGACGCTTACGAAATGTGCGCCGATCCAGTCGAGCGCGCCCGCCGACTGATGGTGCGCAGCTTCATGGGTCACGGGAGCGACGGGGCCAGCGGCCAATACCGCACCGGGTTTCGAGCCAACAGCAATCGCTCTGGCGGCCCCCCTGCCGGCGATTGGAAGAACCTGCCCGATGGGCTTGAGGTCGCGATTGCCCGGCTGGCCGGCGTGATCATCGAGAACCGCCCGGCCGTCGCTGTCATGGCCCAGCACGATTCCACTGCGACGCTCCACTTCGTCGATCCACCGTACCTGCATGAAACCCGCTCTCGCGCCTGTCGTCGGGCCGATAGCGGCGGCGTCTATCGCCACGAGCTTTCGGACGATCAACATCGCGAACTGTTGCAGTTTCTTCAAACGCTGGAAGGCATGGTGATCCTCTGTGGTTACCCCAGCGATATGTACGACACCGCCTTGGCAGGTTGGACGCGTATCGAGCGCGCCGCTCTCGCCGACGGCGCCCGCCCGCGCACCGAAGTGCTCTGGCTCAATGCTGCCGCAGCTGCTGCGCGGCCTCAGGGCGACATGTTCCCGACGGAGATCGCTGCATGACCGGCAACCTTTCCACCGCTGTTCGGCAGCGCCGTGTAGAACCGCATGATAGTCTGGATGATTTCCCGACCCCGCCTTGGGCAACCCGCGCGCTGTGCGAATTTTTGCAGAACGGTCCTCCAAGCGATCCGCTGGATCAGCGAACCTGCAGAGAGCCGGCGGCCAACCGCGGGCACATGGTGCAGCCGCTCAGCGAGTATTTCCAGCGTGTCATAGCCAGTGACGTGTTCGATTACGGCGCTGGCTTTGATCAGCAGGATTACCTGTTCGGTCCAGCACCAGACGCTGTCGATTGGACGATCACGAACCCGCCGTTCAAGCTGGCCGAGCAGTTCATCGAACGAGCCATTGCGACAAGCAAGCAAGGCGTGGCGATGATCGTTCGCGCCGCCTTCCTGGAAGGTGTCGGCCGGCACCAGCGGCTCTATTCGGAAAACCCGCCAGCCTACGTGCTCCAGTTCACGGAAAGGGTGGTGATGCACAAAGGCCGGCTCTCTCCCAAGGGTTCGACGGCAACGGCCTATGCTTGGCTGATCTGGCTGACCGGGCCGCGCGCCGAATGGTCCACTCGCCTGCGGTGGATCGCCCCCTGCCGAAAACAGCTCGAACGCTCGTCTGATTACGAGGGCTATCAATGACCCAATTCCGCATCGATCTGTCCGCAGCGCCGTCCGCCATGGAGCGCTTGGCAGCCAGCTGGGGCAAGGCCGCGCCGCCAGCGCGCCGAGTGACCAGCAATCCCCCCGCCAGGGCACTTATGCCCGCCAAGCGCTCTCTGGCCCCTTCACAACGCGCCCAGGCGGCAATCGCACGCCCGACCGGGTGCTGGCTGTCACGCGTGCTGAAGGAAGGCTGACGCCAGTGGGCACCAACCGACCCCCACCCATGATTGCCGAAGAGGTCGACCTGCAGGACTTCCCGTTCATGCCGCTGCATGTCGCACGCCTGCGTGACAGCGATCTGGCGGCCGAGGAAGAGCCTGAGACGTGCTGGTACGCGGTCCTGCTTTGGGCGGCATCCTGGCACCAGATTCCGGCTGGCAGTTTGCCGAACAACGACACGGTTCTGATGCGTCTGGTCGGGCTTGGCCGGGACAAGCGAACATGGGCAAAACACAAGGAAGGCGCACTGCGCGGCTTCGTTTTGTGCAGCGACGATCGCTTTTATCATCCGGTTGTCGTCGAAACCGCTCTCGACGCGTGGAATGGCAAACTGCGGCAAAGGCACGCCAAGTTCTGCGCGGCGGTGCGCAAGCACAACCAGCGCAACACCGATAAACAGGTTAATTCTCCGTCATTTGACGAGTGGGAGGCCCTTGGTCGTCCTGAGCGTGTCACTGAGACAGTCACGGAATTGTCACGCGTGACACCCGAAAATGTCCCGCGTGACATGGGCTCCAAGGGACAGGGAGAGGGACAGGGAGAGGGACAGGGAGAGGGACAGGGAGATTCTAGTAATATAGAAGAACCTGAAGGTTCTTTTGTCGACGACGGGTCGCCGACGGGGGAAGACCAGAACCTGTTTGGGGATGCTGCCCCACCCGTCCCTGCCGAGCCTGAATTCCGACCTGAGCACGTCGTCGAGGCGTGGAACAAGCTCGCGGCCGACTGCGGCCTGCCCCGTGTCGAGAAGCTCAGCGACCAGCGCCGCAAGCAGCTGAAAGCCCGGATGCGCGAGTACGGCATCGACGACTTCGTGCGAGCGCTCGACGCCATCCGGAACAGCAAATTTCTGCGCGAGGGCAACGGCACCTGGCGCGGCGCGAACTTCGATTTTTTCCTGCAACCATCGAGCTTTCTCAAGCTGATCGAGGGGCAATATGACCAACCCGCTCACTGAACGCGTCTCGGCTGGCGCGACCTTCGGTCATCGCTCGATGGCGCCCGGCGAAACCCGCGTTGTCGTCGATACCCGAACCGGTCGGACGATCACAATCCACCGCACGGCGCGCGATTACGTTCACGACCTCTGCGATGCGTACAACGCAGCGCTCAGCCCTGCCGCATCGGAGCGCGGACTGGCGTGGGTCGTGACGCCGAGCGGCGCGCTGATGATGATCGTCCGCGACAGCTGGTCGCTCGAAAACACCCGCCGGATGCGCCAGCGCCGCGAAACGGAATCCTCCCGCATGGTCCGTCGCACGCTCGAAGCGGAGCGCATGCTGTGACGCGCCGCACATCCCTGACGAAATTCGCCGGCGCCATGCGTGACCCGGATCCCGCGAAGGCTCTGGAAGCGACCCGCGCCGCCTACGAGGCCAGCGGCGGCGAGGTCGTGCTGATCAACAAATCCTGGCTGCCCGGCTGGTCGGATCAGGCCCTGCTCGATGGCCTGGCCAAGAAGGCGCTCAAAGTGAAACGTGGAAAGTAATCGATGACGGACGGGGCAGACAGGCTGAGGATCGAACGCAATCGGGAGCGCAGGCGCGTTTTCGATATGCTGGCGCGCGACAAGGCCGACCGGGCGCGGGAGGTGGCGCGTCGCGAAGCGGAGCAGCAGGTCGCATCCGGATCGTTCGCTAACCTCGCCGACACGGTGATCGAGCCGACGCCCGAATGGATGGCGAAGGGAGACACGGTGCCGTTCACCCCGAAGCAACCGGACGGCACCGTCCGCGTGGTTCGGTCCGTGCGCCGCGTGGTGACGCCGATCGTGATCCGCATGTGGCGGGCTGGGCGGTTGGGCGATGACCAAGCGCGCGCTTGCATCTGGTACCGTGAATGCCACGACATCGCCGGTCTGGTCGGCCGGTTTTCATCGACCCAGCTTTCAGACAACTCAGGCGGCAGCGATCGCCGATCAGTCGGGTTCGCGGGTCACATTCCGATCACCAGCTGGGAGGCAAATGCGCGCCGGATGTATCGGGAAGCGAAGGCCCAACTGCCTGCCGAATACATCAAATTCTTCGAGATCATCGTGCTGGAAGACGTCGCGATCGGTCTGGCCACCCGTTTCGCACGCTGCCGCAACGCCAGAGCGATAGGAATATTCCGGCAACTAGCTGATAAGATTGCCGTATTCTGCGAAACCAACGACATCGACTATGACGTCAAGCTCGACGCGCGTTGACATGGGGAGAGTTTTCTGCGAGTTCTCCAACCGTGTCGTGGTGGGTCCAGAGTTGGCCCGAGCGATATTTCTCCAGATTTCAGGTAGTTGAATGGCGCGCAAAGCGACCAATCCTGCTGCGCGCGTTCGGACCTTGGAAGCATCGCTTGCCAAGGCCAAGACACTACCGCGCGGCACGGTCCTTACCGCCGACCCGATGGCCGAACTGCTCGGCCTGTCATGGGTAGCGCTGCGCACCTGGTGCAATGACATTCCCGGCTTCGAGGCCGACAAGCATTTCGTCCGCGGCGGCAATGGCATCGAATGGCAGTTCAAGCCGGTCGCCTCGATCCAGTTTCTGATCAAGCATTTCACGGCCGAACAGCAGCGGGGCATCCAGCGCCGCCGGGCCGTCAGGCAGGCGATCGGCAGCTCTGTCATCGACGACATCGACGAGGACCTGAGCCTCGAAGAAATCGACAAGATCATTCGGCTGCAGACCCGGTTGCGTGAAGAGCGAGAACGCCAGGGGCAGCTGATCGACCGCACCGTAGCCGAGGATGCCATCGCGAAGATGGTCGCATCGATGCAGCGCGCGGGGTTGCAGGCAGCCCGCGAACAGGACCCCACCGGCCAATGGCCGCCGGAGATATCGGAGAGCTTCGAAAATGCCGTCAACTCGCTCATCCTGCACATGGGGCAGGCTGGCGAGAAGTGCCTGAGCGATTTGCGTGGAGGGTCTGCTTAACCGAAGCGCGCTGAGCCGCGAGGTGTTCGCCTTGGGCTCGGGCCAGTTCTTCGCCGACCCGCTGAGGATGCTCGGCGACGGGCTGGCGCTGTTCCGGCCACCGGAGCAGATCAGCACGATCGAATGGGCAGAGCAGCATCGCAAGTTCCGGCTGCCCGACAGCGGCGCCCTAGTCTCCTACGATCGGATGCGGACGCCGTACAATATCGGCCCGTCTGACGCGCTGGACGAACCAGGCGTCGAGCTGGTGGTGATGGTCAAGCCGTCCCGTTCGGGGGGCACGACCGTAGCCGAGAACTACCTCGGCAAGATGATCGACGTCGGCCCCATGGGGCGGGTCGGCTGGATCCTGGGATCGGACAAGGCCGTTGGCGAATACTGCGAAGGCGTCATCAAGCCGCTGTTCGATGATCACCCTCGCCTGCGGGCCAAAATCGGCACCGGCCGATCGGACAACAACGACAAACGCAAGCGCGTGTCGGGGCAGCTGATCGAGTTCCTGCCGGCGAATGATTCCACATTCCGCAACCGCGAATTCGTGTTCGGCGTGATGGACGAGCCGGACGGTTGGTCGAAGTTTTCGGAATCGGCGAAAACCCAGCTGGAAGGCCGGCAGAAGAACATCGGGCGGCGGCGCAAAGGGATCATCCTGTCCCACCCTGACAAGGGATGGAAAGCGGGCACTGCGGCTGCCTGGGTGACCACGTCGCGCGGGATCTACGTCATGCGCTGCGCGGCTCCGGAATGCCGGATGTTCGCGGCAGCTTACGCAACGAAATTCTGGCCTGGCGTGCCGGAATTCAAACTGGATTACGCCAAGAACGAACGGCTGAGCGATGACGCCCGTGTCGATTTGGCGAGCCGCAGCGCAGGCATGTCATGCCCGCACTGCGGCACTATTCACGACGACAAAGCGCGGTTCGCCATGGTGGATGAAGCCGGTCTAAACGACTGGTGGATGCATCGCGGCCAAACTCTGGACCCGGTGCGCGGCATCGAAGGCGAGCCGGATCCACATACCGAGCGCGGCTTCTGGGTGCACGGGCTGATGATCAAGACATCTCCCGCCGCCAAGCTGGCCGCCGGGCTGGAAAAGGCGCTGATCGATTACGAGCGCTCCGGCGGCAGCAAGGTCAAAACCAAAGCGCTGCGGGAATTGATGTCCAAGCAGTTGGGCGAGATTTTCGAAGGCAAGGCCGGCATCGAAGGCGTCGACAGCGCCAAGCTGCAACAGCGCGCCAGCCAGACGGCAGAGGCGCCAGCCCTGCCCCGTGGCGTCTTCCCGCTTGCGGCAAAGTTCATCACGGCGGCTGTCGATGTCGGCGCGGGCAAGTTCGACATCAGCTTCCGCGCCTGGGATCTGGAATCGCGGTCCTGGTGGCTGGACCGGCTGACTATCCGGCAGCGCCGGTGGCCCGACGGCCGGCTGCGCAACCTGCGCACGCGCGATCGGATCGACGATTGGGATATCCTGATCGAGGAAGTGATTCTGCGGAAGTTCCCGATGGAGGGAGATCCGGACCGGGAGATGCCGGTTGCCGCGGTGGCGATCGACGTCAGCGACGGCAATGTCACATGGAAAGGGCGGGAGTTCGCCCGTCGGTGCCTGCGCCGCAAGCTCTATTGGGGCAAGCCGGCGCAGCCATGGGCGCGCGTCCGGCTGATCCAGGGCTCGCCCAGCCCGAAGGCTGACGAGGTGCCCGTTCGGCCCCGCCAGATCAGCGAGGACGAAAACGGCAAGCTGGTCGCGCCGATCGTGCAGGAATGGACCCTCGGCGCGCACAAGCTGAAGGAACTGGCGCTCGAGCGGCTGGCCATCACGGATGACGGCCCAGGCCAATGCAATTTCGCCGCCGACATCGATGCTGAATATTACGACGAATATTTCAACGAGCCGCTGATCGACGGGAAGTTCGAACGGCAGGGCCCGAACGAAAGCCTCGACCTGTTCGGTTACGAGGAAGCGGTGCGGATCATGTTGAAGCCGGACCGTCGCGACCTTTGGAACAACCCCGATCGGCCGCCCGCCTGGGCCCGTCCGATCAATCTGCACCAGCAACCGGAGGGAGGTGATCAAGCGGCCCCGGCTGAGCAGCCAGCTCGGCCGAAGGAAACACGTTCAATCATGGAGCGCATGGCAGCGCTTGGCAGCCGAGGAAGTGGGATCAGGTGACGCAGCGAAGCACAACGGAGATAGGCGCCGACCTGGTGGACTATCGCGCTGCGCGCAGCGCGCTGGTCAAGGGCGAGCGCGTCGAAGACATCTGGGAAGATGGCGCGCGGATGAAGCTCGCCGGGCTGTCGTTGGCCGACATCAACGCGGCGATCGCTGATCTCGAGCGCGAGTATGAAGCGGCAAGCCAGGCGGAAGCCGGCCGCCCGCGTCGCCGCGCGATCTCTCTGCGCTGGTCGAACTGACATGGCAGCCATGGCGAAACCTCGCATCCGCGTCCGCGCGGATGGCACGATCCCGCGCGGCCAAGCGGCGCTGCTGGGCTTCGAAACTGGAAGGCGCGACGCTGGCCGGCGGGACCTGTCCGAGTTCTCCGGCTGGAACCCAGGCCTTGGCCATGCCGGGTCGGCCTTCGAGCGCGAATGGAAGGCGATCACCGGCCGTGCGCGCGGCCTCGATGAAAACAACGGCTGGATCAATGCCGGGCTCGATCGACGTGTCGAAGCGGTGGTTGGCGTCAATATCCGCCTGTCCTCGCAGCCGATCTATGAACTGCTCGGTCGCGATTACGAATGGCGCATGCGCTGGACAGGCGATGTGCAGGCACGGTTCAAGGTCTGGGCCAATGACATCGAACGCCGCTGCGACGCGCGCAAGCGCCTGTCGTTCGGGGCGATGGCTCGCCTCGCCTATCTGACCTATGCGCGCGACGGCGAGGCAATCGCCGAGATCCGCGATGCGAAGCGCGGGCTGCGCAACACGACCAACGTGCTGCTGATCGAGCCCGAACGGGTCGGCACACCGCCCGGCAAAATCGAAGGCCCCGACCTGCGGAACGGGATCGCCTTCGACCGCGACGGCGCGGCCACGGGCGCATGGGTACGGCGCTTCCATCCGTCCGACGATGTCGCGACGGCCGACCGTGACGAGTTCGATTTCATCCCGGCCTATGGGAAGACGGGTCGGGCGAAGCTGGTCCACATCTTCAACCCGCGCCGCATCGAGCAGAATCGCGGGGTCAGCCGGCTGGCCGAAGTCATGGTGCCGGCCAAGATGCTCGACCGGGTGGACCGGGCCGAGGTCGAAGCTGCGCTGAAATCCGCGCTGCTGTCGATCTTCATCAAGTCGCCTGGCACCACCGAAGATATCGAAGCGGCGCTGGCGCCGGCCAACGACGATATTGCCGGTGATCCCGATCCGTGGATTTCGGCCTATCTCGGATTGCGCGAGAAAAACCCTGTCGCAATCCAGGGCGCGCAGATCACCCATCTGCTTCCGGGTGAGGACGTCGAAACGCCGCCGGCAACGCGGCCCAATGCAAATTACCCCGATTTCGCCCGGTTCGTTCTGCAGAAGGTCGCAGGCTCGCTCGGCGTGTCCTACCCGCAGATCTCGCAGGACTGGGCGGGCATCAATTATTCATCGGCGCGCGCGCTGCTCAATGAGCTGTGGCGCTCGTTCCTCGAGGACCGGCACTATTTCACACAGGCGTTCCTGACGCCGATCTACGCGGCCTGGCTGGAGATGGAGGTCGCGCTCGGCGACGTGAAGGTGCCCGGCGGGCCGGCCAACTTCTACCGCAACAAGACGGCGATCTGCATGGCCGAATGGATTGGCCCAGGCCGGGGCAGCGTGGATCCGCTCAAGGAAGCGAACGCCAACAATCTCGATACGGCAGCCGGGCGCACCTCGACCGTCGAAACGATCCTGGAGCGCGGACGCGACCCGTCCGACGTGCTGGCCGAAGAGGATTGGTACCAGACCGAACGCGAGAAACGGCGCGGCCTGGGGCCCGTTAACCACAACGTCAAAGCGGCGGCTGAAGCGAGCGAGCAAGCCGACGCAGACGCGGCAGCCGAAGAGGCGCCCAGCACTGACAGCCGCCGCACCAGGGAACCCGAAGCAGCATGAAACTCCCGCCCCGCCCCTGCGGCTTCTCCAACATCGCGAGCCAGATGCTGAACCGGCCGCTCCTGATCCATCCCCACAAGGTCGAGGTGCTGGTCTGCGCGCTGCATACCAAGCTCGGCATCGTGAAGATGGAAACGATCGACGGCGTGACGCTGGAAGCGCAAGGCATGCTCCACCAGGCTGAGCTGGCCCAGCAGCAGGCCCTTGCCCGCGATGCCAGCTACGACCGCGAAGGGCGCAAGCCCTATGAGATGTCCGGAGACATCGCAGTTATCCGCATCGAAGGCACGCTGGTCCATAAGGCGGGCTGGCTCGACGCGCTGAGCGGCTTCTGCGGTTACACCACGTTGGCCCAGCGCTTCGCTGCCGCCTTTGCGGATCCTGACGTCACCGGCATCTGGGTCGAGATCGACAGCCCGGGCGGATCGGTCGCCGGTCTGTTCGCACTGGTCGAGGAAATCGCGCTCGGCACCCAGAGCATGGGCGGCAAGCCCGTCTATGCCTGGGTCAACGAGATGGCCTGTTCGGCCGCCTATGCCATCGCCTGCGTCTGCGACAAGGTCTTCGGACCCCGTGACGCGATCGTCGGATCAATCGGCAGCGTCATCGTCCACACCAGCATTGCGGCGGCGCTCGAAGAAGGCGGCGTGTCGGTGAAGGTGATCCGCGCGGGCGAGCGGAAATACCGCGGCAATTCGATGGAAGAGCTGGACGAGGCGACCGAGACGAAGCTGCAGACGGCCGTCGACGAAACTCGCGACCGGTTCGCGAACCTGGTTTCGATGGGACGCAACCTGCCCGTGGCCGACGTGCTGGCCACCGAAGCCGACTGGTTCTCAGGCGATGACGCCGTGCGGCTCGGCCTGATGGATGAGGTGCTTGCCGAGCGGACTGCATGGGCCCGGCTCGAAGACGAGTGCGACCGCATCAAACGCAGCGAACGTGAAAGGAGGCACCTGTCGTGACCGAGCGCTTTGCGAATTTTCAGGCGCGGCTCGAAGGCCGCCCTGCCCTGCCGGCAGCGCCCGGCGCCACAGAGATCCCGGTAACCGAGCCGGAGAATGAAGAGGACCAGAACATGGCCGACGAAACGCCGCTCGCCGAGCGGGAAGATTACCAGGCCGGCCACGCTGCCGGCATGTCCGCCGCCCTTGCCCGCATGACAGCGGTTTTTGGGCATGAAGCCGCCCAGGGCCGCGAGGCCACTGCAATGAAGATGCTCTGCAAGCCGAACATGTCGGCCGAAGACATCACCGACCTGCTGGCGGATTACCCTGTTACAACGCCCGCAGCGGAAGCGCCGGCCGCTGGCGCCGACGCCACCGAAGCTGCCGAGGCGGCTGCCCGGGCCGAGATGCGCGACGCGATCAGCGAGACGCAGAACAGCGACATCGTTCCGACGGGTGGCAAGAGCGGCGGCAGCGCCAAGGCTGCCACCGATGGAGTTTGGGACCGCGCCAACGCTGCCGTTGGCCGGGTGAAGAAGGACTGAAACCATGGCAGTCGCAACTTTCGACAATCGCGGATCCGGGTGCTACCTGGGCGAAACCGCATCCCTCAACATCGTCAACGAAGAGATCATCGTCGCCTCGGGCGCCGGTGTGCTTCGCCCTGCAACGGTTCTGGGAAAGATCACCGCCAGCGGCAAATATGTCGCCCACGACGCCGCCCTGACCAACGGCGCTGAAGTGGCGGCCGCGATCCTCTTCCACCGCGTCGATGCCACGGCGGCGGACGCTAAGTCGGTGGCGACCGTGAACGGCCCGGCCACGATTAACGGCAACATGCTGATCCTCAAGGCAGGCATCAGCGCCGCCAACAGAGCAGCTGCGCTCAACGCCCTGCGCGCCAAGGGCATGAAGGTCCTGCCGCAGCACTCGGCCTGACCAGCTTATTCAGAAAGGACACTTACATGCCCATCAGCATGGCAATTTTCGACGGGGAAGCTTTCGAGCAGTCCTCGATGATCACTGGCCTCGACAAGCGGACCTACATCCCCAACGGCCTGGACGAGATCATTGGGTTCGAGCCCAAACGCGTGACGACTGATGTCGTGCATATCGGTCAGAAGAACCGCACCAATGGCGTGATCCAGACCACGCTGCGCGGCGCCCCGATCGAAATGCGCGGTCGCGACGACGAAAACGCTCGCCCTATCCGCATCCCGCGCATCGCCGAAGGCGACAAGCTGTTCGCTCACGAGTTGGCAGTCATGGCCCCTTGGCAGGAGCAGACTGAGGAAGACGTGGTTGCCGCGAGGATCGCCGAAATGCAGGAGGATCTGATCGGCGACGTGGAAATGACCGAAGAGCATATGCGCCTTGGCGCACTCAACGGCACCGTGCTCGACAAGGATCTGTCGACGATCGTCAACTATTACACCGAGTTCGGGATCGTCCCGCCATCTGCGATCGATTTGGGCCTCGATGATCCCGACATGACAATCGGCGAACTGCGCGAAAAAATCGGGACACTGATCGTGATGGCGATCGCGCGGGGGGCCGGCCAGGGCAAAGGTGCACGGATGCAGATCCGCGCCGTTTGCGGTGACACTTTTTGGTTCAAGCTCACTGGCCACCCAGCGCTTGAGAAGACGTATCTCAACTATGCTGCAGCGGCCGCACTCCGCGAAGAGCAACTTTGGGAAACCTTCTCGTTCGGCGGGGTGCTCTGGTTCCATTACCGTGGAACAGACGATGGATCGACTATCGCCATCAATACCAACCAGGCCAAGGTTTTCCCCTACCGCCTCAAGGGCATGTTCCAGCATGTCATGGGGGCAGCGAATGAATTCCTCGACCTGATCCATCAGCCTGGACGCCGCTACGTCCCGTTCCTGGTGCGCGACCGGGACCGCAATCAGTGGGTGCAGCCGGAAATCTACGCCTACCCGCTGTTTCTCAACGCGCGTCCGGACCTCGTCCTGACCGCAACCGTCTGAGGTGCCGCATGGAACCTGTGAAAACAGTTGAACGGGTGGCGGCCATCACCGCCACCCTGCACGACGGCCGCAGCATGATCGTTCTGACGAAAGGAAAGACGGTCACTGTCGCCGAATCCTCCCTCGCGTTTCTCGCCAAGCACAAGGCGCTGAAGCAGGAGGGCGCAGCCGCTGACGGCGAAGGCGGTGCCGACGACGCCGGCAGCGGCGACGACGGCGCGACGGTCGGCGACTTCGTTGCGACCAAGGGCAACGCTGGCTGGTACGTGATCACCGGGCCGGGAATCGACCCTGCCACCCCCGTGAAGGTCAAAGGCGAGGCAAATGCCAAGACCAAGCTGGCTGAACTGGAAGCCGCACTCGCCGACGCTGATAGCGATGGTGACGACAAAGGCGGTGATGACGACACCAGCGAAGAAGGCGGCAATGACGACGCCGGCAACGACGACGGCGCCGGCAGCGGCGACGACGGCGCGCCGGCTGAATAAGGATTGGGGGCGGGCCTGTCTCGCCCCCTACCCACCATGGCCCTTCCCAACTTCGCTGCTTTCGCGGCGCGCCTGCGTCGCACCAGCGTCGACGTTCTGGGCGACGCCATTCAATACAGAGCAGCCGGCTCTGTCGCGTTCGTGTCGCTGCAAGCGCACGTCGATTATCGCGATCTCGCGCAGGGCTTCGACGCCTCTCAGGTGATCGAGCAGAATATCCAGATTTCGGTCATCAAGACCGATGTTCCGGCCAAGCCCAGCAAAGATGCCCGGATCACTCTGCCCAAGGCGCCCGGCTTGCTCTTTCGCCCTGAAAACGTTCGATCGAACAAGTCAGGCACTCGTTGGGATTTCGAATTGAGGATCGTCAGTGTCTGAAGCTGCCATCTCCAAGGTCGAGTATCGGCTCGGCGAAATTCTGACCGCGTGGCCTGGGCTGGCTGGCTTCACCGTCAAAGCGGATGCCAGCCCGGCCGACGCGATCGATCCAGAAACGATCGTGATCTACACGACGTCCTATAAAACCGTGCAGTCCGATGAGCAGGGCCAGACCCGGCACATCGCGACAATCGAATTCGAAACACTCACCGGCCCGTCAGCTGCGGGCACCGTCAGCCGGCAGAATCAGAACGCCATCGCCCATATCGTCGCCGCTCTGGCTGCCGACCGTTCGCTGGGCGGCATGATCGAGGATGTGCAGGAAATCGATGTTGCGCCGCTGGAGGCCAATGGCCGCGACCACGCCGCTGCCTCACTGCAAACCGAAGTGATTTTCTACACCCCGCGCGACGACTGGTTCACCATCGTTGGCGTCGGCGGTGTGCTTTTCTGACCTCTCCACCAAAGGAATCAAACATGGCTGATGCGACCTGCCCGCCGCTCGGGACGGGCTCTGTTGACCTGCACGCGCTGCACAACGCCGCGCGGGACGGCGCCGATCTGGCGAAGGCGCTTGATGACGCCACCGAACGCGCGCCGGTGCCGATCGTCGCGCTGATCGCGAATGCGACCGAAGAGCCCGTGGCTTTCGCCGTGGAAGAACACGAACCGATCACCGAGCAGCCCCCGGCCCAACCGGCTCCCGCCAAGGCGCCTCGCCGCTAAACCTCTGACAGAGAAAGGTTGCCGATATGGCCCTCAAGTCGAACAATACCGCCGTCGCGGTCACCATCCAGCCAGCGGCCGACATCTTCCAAGCCGCCGGCCCCAATGATCTGATGCCGGTCTCCAATCTGGTGCTGAACATCCAGGGGACCACGCTGGACAACAACGAATACACCGGCAGCGTGGCAAAGAACGCCCCCGCCGTCGTCGGCAAGCGCGTCACGCTGTCGTACAACATCAAGCTGCGGCCGCCCGGCGGGGTGGACGTGCCTGCGGCCAATGCTTTCCTGATGGGGCGGATCCTGCAGGCCGGCAAGCTGACCGAAGTCCGCAACACTGCCGCTATCCCTGCTGCGCCGGAAGCCCTTGGCGTGGGCTCGGACGTAACCAATGCGGTGCTTGGCGCCTCGGCAGCGGCGACCGCGCAGCTCTATAAAGGCTTCCCACTGATCCTGTCCGACAACGGAGCCAGTTATCCCCGGCGCCTGACCGCAATCCGTAGCTATGGCGCGGACCGAAAGGCCGAACTGATGGAAGTGCTGGCGATCGCGCCGGCTGCCAATTACCAGATTCCCAAATTCCTGGGCTATTACCGGTCGATCACGTCTGACGATCCGATCATCCTGAGCCACGAGGTCTTCATCGACGGCCATCGGTTCGATCTGAAGGACCTGCGCATCAACTCGCTTCGCCTGGTGGTACCGACCAGCACGAAGGAAACGGCAGCCTATCCGGAATTGCAGGTCGGTTTCGATGCGGTGATCGCTGCCACGGACAACGAAGCCACCCCGGCAGTGCCCAGCCTCGGCGCAGTGCCGCTGTTCAAGGACGGCGATCAGCACCTCAGCCGCTTCCCGATTGGCGGCCAGACCTTCACAATCGATTTCGGCATTCAGACCGAACTGCCGCCCAACCCCAACAAGGCTGACGGCAACGACTTGGCCGAGATCGTCGCCAGCACCGCATCGGTCACCATGACACGTCAGCATTACCGCAAGAACGTGTTCGACACGCTGGCCTTGGCCGACGCTCAGCTGCAGCATCCGTTCTGGGCGCAATATGGCCGTGCCGCCGGCGCCATGGTCGGCATCGTCGTCCCCGATGCTCGCCTTAACTACGGGTCGCCGGATCTCGGTGGCGGGCTGGTGATGGAAAGCGGTGATCTGATGGTCGACGCATTCGATCGCGGGATCGGGATCTACTTCCCTTACTGACATCTTCCCCCTGGGCCCGGCAGCAGTGTGGGGCCATTTTTTCGCACATCAAGGACCATCCTGACATGCCCCAGGACATACCCTTGGAGGCGAGCGACACGCTCACCTTCACCCCCGACGCGCTGAAAGGCGCATCCCCTGCCCCGACCTTTACCTTGCGCACTGCGACCACGCGCGAAAAGCGCATGTGGCGCCGCCTGCTGATCGAGGAAGGCGCCCGCACACACACCATCGAAGCGATTCGAGAGGAGATGGTGCGCGGTCTCCAAGCCGAGTGGGACGCCGCCACGTGCGGGCAGCACATTCCCATGTTGCGTGAATATTGGGCGGCCTTCGACGAGCACGCACTACAGCGGAAAGACGATCCGGATCTGAAATGGGAATGCGATCCCATAATCGAAGAAGCGGTTCACCAGCTGGAGCAGCAGGTTCAGCGCGGCTGGCGCCCGCTGGCGAAGATGCGCGCCGACAATCTCGAATATGGCGACATCGCTGCCGTGGCCCAGATCGCCGTCATGATCGACACCTTCTCCGGCATCGAGCTCGAAGCCGAGCGCGACGGCAAATATCTGACGTTTGATACGGCCGAGGGCATGCGTGAAGCGCTTGGCGTTTTGGAACTTCGCGCTGGCAGCAAACCTGGCACCGCGTTTCAGGAGCTCTATTCCGAATGTGCGCTGCGCATGTTCCTTCGCGCGAGCACGGAAAAAAACTCCGCATCGCCGTCGCCGTCCGACACGCCCCCGCTGAATTCGAATGCGACGGCCCGTGGGACATCGACGGCATCGAAGGCCAAATCTGCCGCGAAGACCTCGAAGCGCTAACGCATGATGATCGCGACCTTCTGCGCCTACACGACCAGTGCGACCGCGGGATGGCTGGCATGGTCTATCCCGATGGCGGTGCCGTGCTCGATCAGCCGCTGCTGCTGCTCGACGCTTTCGCCGTCGTTGGCGATGCCAAGGTAAAGGCGCGCAAAAATGAGCGTCCGGACAAGACTTGATCGCGGTAACCACCGGGCGGCATTCGACGCCTATTACCGCGGTGCTATCCAGGTCATCGAACGCGCTGCGCTGATCGCCACCGATCGCGGCCGGCGGGTTGCTCTCGCTGAAATTCGGCGGGAAATGCAAGCTGGCCGGCTCGGGCGGCTCGGCAACGGGATTGGGTCTACCTCCGACCTCGAGCGCGGCCGGGGCGTCTACCGGCGCAGTGCGGAAGGTTTCTCCGCATCGGGCATGATCTATGTCCGCTCCAAATCCGACCGAACGCGGGGAGCGATCGAGGCTTACACCGAGGGTGCGGAGATCGGCCCACGCCGGGGCCGCTGGCTCTGGATCGCAACTGACGAAATTCCGCGTGTGACGAACCGCCAGCGCATGACGCCTGAGCTCTATCGCGCCAACGGGTTCGAACAGAAGATCGGCCCGCTGAGCTTCGTCCGGAATGTGAACGGCAACCCCCTTTTGGTCGCGAAGAATGTCGGCGTGTCGGAACTCGGCCAGCGGCGCAAAGCGCGGTCTCTAAAGCGCAGCGGGATTCCACGTGCCGGCCAGCGGGCAAAGGCGTTCGTGGTCGCGTTTGTCGGCATCCCCCGCACCTCACGCGCCGCCCGTGTCGACGTGCGGAACATAGTCGCTGGCGTCCAAGCCCAACTGCCCGAAATGTTCAACCAAGCCGTCAGGAGCGTGCGCCGGTGACCGATACAGTCTTTCCCGCATACCTGCGGCTTGAGCATCAGGACAGCGTTGCAGGATCTGCATTCCTGTCCGAGATTGACCGTGCCCTCCGACCGGCGGAATCGCGACTGGAAAGCTTCACGCGGGAGGCCCAGCGCCAGCTGAATACGGCCATGACAGTGCCCCGCACCACCGCAGGCAGTCTCAATCTTGACGTTGGCGAACTCCAGGCCAACGCGCGGGCACAAGAGCTGCGCGCAAAGGCTGCCCGCGAGGTCGCTGAGGCAACAGCCCGCGCGGCGCAAGCTGAGGGCGATTACAGCCATAATGCGCGACTAGCGCGCGCCGCGACGGAGGCTCTTGCGAGAGAAGAGGAAGAGGCTGCGCGCGCTTCCCGATCGCATGCCGATGCAATCGCCCAGGTCCAAGCCCAGCTCAACTCGCAGCGGTCGACGGTATCCGTTCTAAGCGGTGAATATCTCCAGTTGGCACAGGCTGAAACGGCAGCGGCCAACGGCGCTCAGATGCTGTCGGCGATCAATGCCAGCACGGGGCTGGACCGTGCTGCAAAGAGCGCTAGGGACAGTGCCGATGCCTTCCGCGATCTGATCGAGGCTACCGCTGCGCAAGACGAGCGAGCCGCTCAGGGCTTTCTCGACAACGCATTCGGCCTTGATCGCCAGACGAAGAGCGCGCGCGAAAGTGCCCAGGCGTTCCAGGAGATGTTTGCAGAGCAAGAGCGCACTGCGCAAACAAACGCAGCATTGGCAGCAAGCGCGGTTGAGCTCCGAACGCAGCTCGACCCGATGTATGCGGCTCAGCGCCGGTTCGACGATGAGATGGAGCGCGCTGACCGGCTCTACGATGCGGGCATCAGTGGGGTCCGCGAATATGCGGCGGCGCAGCAGTTGGCGCGCAACAACCTGCGGGAATCCGCACAGGCTGTGATGCAGAATAGCACCGCCGTGGAGCGCGCGGGGCAGGCGAATTCTGCAGTAGCAAGGTCAAATCAGGCTGCATTTGTGATGCTGGGGCAGCAGATGCAGGATGTGCTCGTGCAGGCACAAATGGGCACGAGCGGTATCACCATTTTCACGCAGCAGGTCCCGCAGGCTGCCTATGCTTTGTCCGGTTTGGCAGACAGCTCTGATGAGACCCTGTCGAAGGTGGGCGAGATGGCCTCGTTCATGTCCGGCCCTTGGGGTGCTGCCTTTTTTGCTGCAACGGCGATCCTGGGGCCGTTCATCTACGACCTTATATTCGCAGGCGAAGCGGCATCTGAAGCAGAGCAGAAAGCTTATGACTTCTCAAACGGCATGGATGTGCTGCGCCTGAGCACTGGTGAAGCGTCTCACGCTGTTGCGCAATTGGCTGAGGAAATGCGGGCCGCAATTGCCGTCCAAGGCGATTTCCTCGACATGCAGAAGAACATCGCGACCCTTGGGCGCGAACAAATTGAGGGCCGGCTCGCCACATACCAAGCTGAGCTTTCAAGGCGACGGCAGCAGGCGAACAGTTGGACGTCTCTCATTCCCTTCAATCAGCCGAATTATATTCAAATGGGCTGGTACGAGCAGCAGATCGAAGAGGCAGAAAAGCAGCTTGGAGGCAGTCAGGGGGCTCGGCAGGCGGAGCTGGATGCAAAGATCGCCGTAGCTCAGCGAGAAGTGCTGGAGCGACGAGATCCCTTGGCAGCTGCTCGCGGGCAGTACGAGCGAGCAGTTGGCGAACTGAAGCACAGATTTGACCAAAGCGACGCAGATCCAGTCGGGGCGGCCGACCGCGGCATCTTTATCTCTGAGGAAGGGTACAAGGCCGAATTCGATCGTCTGACCGGAATCAAGGAAGCGGCCGAGGCAGCGGCGCGATCAGCGCGGCGCACGCCACGCAAAGAGCGCGATACATCGGCAGCTGAGCTACGCGCAGCGCAGAGGCTTGCAGAATTTGCCGAGGACGCGGAACGGAAAATTGCCGCCGTTCGCGATCGCTTCTCAGATATCCCACCGGAAGTGGCGCGCGTGAATTCGTCGACCCGCGAGTTGAACGATCTCATCAGTGATCTGACCACGAAAAAGCCGGAAAACTTCGCGGAAATGGTCAGACAGGCCGTAGAGCTGCGCGACGCGCTACCCGGCCTGGCGTTCGCTCAGGCGATGGGCGATTTGAACCGCGCGTCCGAAGAGCAGATCATGCTGCAGACGGCCACCAACCGTGGCCGGCGCGAAGACGTGGCGTTGGTGCAAGAGGTGCTTTCGCTGCAGCGTCAGTTTGGGCCGCTCAACCGCGAGCAGCTGGAAACCGTGCGCGACATTGTCAGCGCGCGAGAATCCGAGCTGGAGATGCTTGAGCGCGCTCAGGACATGCAACTTAACTATCTGGATACGACGCGTAGCGTGCGGTCGGAACTGGAGGCAATCTTCGCTGGTCGTGGCAGCCTGGCGAACTTTGGCGAGATCTTCCGCGACCTGAAGGCTCGCGTCACCGTCGAAAACATCTTCGGCGATGTGCTTCGCGAAATGGATGAGATGGTCCAGGGCGGCGGAAAGCTCGAGGACAGCGTCGACTATATCGTCGAGCAGAATGAGCGTGCGGCCGAGGCCGCCGCCACCCTTGCCGCGAGCCTGGCCACCACGGCGCAGCAGATTTCCGATCCGCAAACGCTATCTGGCCTGACGTTCGATGAGGCCTTTGCTCATCTGCGCGATCCTGCTGGTGACGCCGCAAACGACAATGAAGGTCACGGCAACGAGATCGTTGTGACCGGCACCCGGCGCACGCTCTCGAACATGACGCCGGAAGCCTACTTCGAGGCGATGTCGAAAAAGCTGGTTGGTCCGCTCACCAGCGAACTGGATTCGATTTTCGGCACAAGCTTCTTCTCCCAGATGCAGGGTGTCCTGTCCGGCGCCCTTTACGGTTACGCCACCGGCGGGGACGTGGGCGGCATCCTCGGCGCCGCCCAAGGTGCTATGAAGACGTTCGGCAATGACATCTTCGGCGAGAAGCTGGGCGGCGCTATTTCCGGCGCTCTGGGCGACGCGCTGAAGGGTGCTCAGACCGGATCGATGGTAGCGGGTCTGGGCAACATGCTCGGATTGAACATGTCCGGCACCGGCTCGCAGATCGGTGGGATGATCGGGTCTGCCCTGCCAATCCCGGGCGGGGACATCATCGGCGCAATCGCCGGCGGCATTCTGGGGAACATGTTCACCAGCACACCCGACGGCAACCTCGGCATCACCGGCATCGGCGGACGCACGCAGTCACGCAGCAGCCGAGATGAAATCGGCAGCAACCTGGGCAGCATGGCCGGGCAGCTGGATTCCCGGCTCAAGCAGATCGCCGAGCAACTGAACGCCGAGATCGGCGCATTCAGCGTATCGATCGGTCAGCGAGAAGACTATTTCCGCGTCGGCGGCGATGCCAATTTCGACGCGGGCGCCAAGCACCCCAAGGGTGCCCTCTACAACGGCAAGGATGCTCAGGCAGCGCTCGAGGTAGCCATCCTCAACGCGCTCAACGATGGCGCGATGATGGGCATCTCGCGGCTGTCACAGAACCTGCTGAAGAATGCCAAGAACTTGGAGGAAGCCCTCGCCGACGCGCTGGACATCGAAGACGTATTCAACCGGCTGGCCCAGCATCGTGACCCGATCGGTTTCGAGATGGACGCGCTCGACAAAGAATTCTCGCGGCTGAAGGACACGTTCACCAGCGCCGGCGCGACGGCCCAGGAAATGGCTGATCTAGAAGAGCTCTACTGGATCGAGCGCAATCAGCTAATCAAGGATGCCACGGCGCGCGAACTCAGCACGCTGCGCGGCTTCCTTGACGAACTGACGGTCGGCAACTCGGCAATATCCCTGCGCGAGCGGCAATCGATGGCGCTGTCCGAATATAATCCGCTGGCTGAGCGGGTCGCGGCCGGCGACGCCACCGCCTATGACGACTATGTCGAGGCGGCCCGCCAGCTGCTCGACATCCAGCGGCAGATTTCGGGATCGCAGAGCGGCTATTTCGACCTTCTGGCCGAGATCACCGCTTTGACGCAGGGCGCGTTCGACGACGTCACCGGCGGCCTGTCCGGCATCGAAGATCGGGAAAGCCCCTTCGGCACGACCGCCCCGGCCGACAACGCTGGTGTCATCGATGCGGTAAACAATCTGCGCGCTGACATCGCCAGCGGCCTCGCTAACAAGCTCGACGCGGTGAACGACAATCTCGGCACGCTTATCGCTCAGAACAGCTCCTCGCAGCGCATGCCGGTCTGGCAGGGCAGCGGGGGATCCTGGTGAAGCCCTGGCACTGCATCGCGACCATATCGCCGTGGCACCCCACCGAGGATGCCAGGATTGACATGAGCGCGTGCTCGGCAGCGCTGCGCGAGATTACCGGGCTCGGCGATGTGCTCCGCGAACCGGCGATGATTGACCTGCCGGCGATGAGCATCAGCCTGTTCGACGGCGCGTTCGGATCGGCCGTGCAACCGGGTGACGCCCGGTTCTCACTGCAGCTGGGCGCGCTCCGGCGCAGCCATCAGTGGGTGGACGGGTGCCACATGGCGAGCGCGCCGGTTGACATCAGGGTCGGTCGTGTCGGCGATCCATGGCCGTGGCGCCTGCTGTTCCGTGGCAGGGTAGCGACATTCTCGACGACGAACGACGTTCTGGCGCTGTCCTGCCAGGTCGACGCCGAGCCGTTCGCAGCCAAGGTCCTCCCGGCAACCTATGCGGGCACCGGCGGCGCGGAAGGCGGCACCGACCTGAAGGACCGCGAGAAGCCACTGATCATCGGGCGGGCGCTCAACGTCGAGCCGGTGCTGCTGGACGCGGTGGATTCGCTCTACCAGTTTTCCGCCTATGGTCCAATCGAGGCGATCGACGCGCTGTATGAGCGCGCCTCCGCCTTTGGCCCCCCGGTGGCTGATTATCCCGATCTGGCTTCGCTGCTAGCGGCGGCGGTACCGCGGGGCGCCTGGGCCACCTGTCTCGCGCAAGGCATGGTCCGCCTCGGCGCGCCAGCGGCGGGGGTGATCACCGCCGATGTGAATGGGCATGTCGTGGGCGATGCTTCTCCGCTGCGCACCGGCTCCGTCATTGCGGCGCTGGCGGCAATTGCTGGCGTGCCGGTCGACTTGCTTGCGACCGAAACGCTCGACGCGCTCGATGATGCGGTGCCCCACCCCATCGGCATCGTGCTGCAGCAGCAGGCAACGTTCGTAGATGTGGCGCGCCGGTTGGCCCTGCCCTGCAATCATCAGGCCGGGATCGCGCTGGATGGCCGGTTCTTCGTGACAGCGGTCACCGTCGGCGAGGATCCGGCATTGCTGCTCGACACGCAGGGCCGCACCGCGCCCCAGGTCACAGATGCGCAAGAGCTGACCGTCACCGCGCCATTCGCGAAGACGATGTTCGGCGGGGCCCGGAACTGGCGCGTCCAGACGATGGACGAGATAGCCTTCGATGCCGAGTTGCTGCCGCGCGGGCGGTGGGATGCGGACACGCTCTACCGGTACGGCAACATCGTCACCCTGCCCGATCTGTCCGAATGGATATACATCGGCGTCGGCGCGACAACAGGCAACGCTCCCCCGGTCTGGCCGGAGACGGAAAACGCCTGGTGGTCGAACATGACACCCCCGGCATCCGCAACCGACCTGACCTATGCGGACGGGACGCCCATCGAGGATCTGAAACCGGCCGAGCCAGGCTCGACAGTTGGCGCACCTCCGGGCACCCCTGTCGGCGATCGCGAGGCGATGCAGCTTCTCTCCGACCTCGACACGCTGGGCGGCCAGGTGACCGAACAGGCGGGCGTGCTGCTGGAGCACAGCGGCAAGCTGACGTCCTACTGGCAGGTCGAGGCGATCGCCGGCGGCCGGGCGCAGCTGCGGGTCTATTCGGACAGCAATGGCGGCGGCGGTGTCGATATCGTCGGCGACCTGCGGGTCGATGGCAATGTGCTGATCAGCGGCACCGTCACCACCAATGCGCTCCTCGATGGGGCGGTTGCGACCGACAAGATCGCCAGCAACGCCGCGTCGAAGATCGCCTATGCCGAATCCGGCCTAGTCTATCTGACCAACAACGTCGAAATCACCTGCGCCACACTGGTCGTGAACAAGGACAGGGCAGACAGCGTCCTGAAAATCATGGTCCACGCCAATGCTCGGCTCGAGGACAACACCAATCGCACGAACATCATCAGGGTCGATGGCAACATCGTCTGGCAATCCCTGGTGCAGCCGTCGGGCGATGACACAACCTATGCAACAGAGGCTTGCGTGACGATCCTCGGGGGCCTGTCTGCCGGCACCCACACGGTGACGTTCAGCTGCCGGATCACCAACGGCGCGACGCCCAACGCCTCTTACATGAACCTGACCTTCCTGGACGTTGAGGAACGCAAACGATGACGACGTGGGTCCATTACGATCCTGCCACCGGTGCTATCCGCCAGGCGGGGTTGTGCGCGAACGAAGCAGAGGCCGGGCAGCAGGTACCGGCAAAGGATCTGCATCTGCTGGTGCTGCCCGATGGGCTGATCGGCGGGCCGCTGACGCCCGAGCCGGATTTGTCACGACTAAGGCTCTGGCTGCAGCAGCAGATTGATGCTCAGGCCGCCCGGCTGTTCGCTGGCGTGGTGACCGATATCGCCGGGCAGGACCGCCGATATCTGTTGAAGGCGCGCGAGGCCCGGGAATGGTCGGAAGGCGACGAGGTCACGCATCCCGAGCGCTATCCGTTCATGCTGGCAGCACGCGACGCAGCGGCGGCCGTCGGCGCTGATGTGACGATGATGGATATTCGCGATCAGATCTTGGCCCAATCAGCTGCGTCTGCCGCAGCGGAGGCAGACATCGAAGCGCGCCGCGTTACACACAAGCAGCTGATCCGCGACGCCGGCAATCTTGCCCAGATCATCGAAGCCGCCGCCGTCAGCTGGCCGGCCGCATAGCGCTCCGGCGCCAACAAAACGAAAAACAGGAAGGTTGATATGGCGATTGAGCAAGCGCTCAGCGCGTGGAGGCACGCGCCCTGGGGCGGGACGACAGGTGCCGAGGATATCATCTGGATCGGCGATGATTGGAGCGCTGCGGTGTTCCGCATGGTGATCGCGAGCGACTACGGCGCTGATCCGATCATCACGCTGACCAATCAGCCTGAGGGGCAACAGGGGATCTCCGCCGCATACGACCCCGATATGGTTCACCCGACCAGCGGCGCGATCGTCGGCGGCACGATTATCCGGCCCCAGATCGACAAAGCGACCCTCGAAGCGCTGCCCGACCCCACGGTCGAGAGCGCGAATATCGCGCTGGTCCACATGCTTTACGCCACTCCGCCCGGCCGCCCCCAGCGCGTCGTTCGGTCCGGCTCTTTCACGATCAGACAGGGAGTACCTCAGGAATGACCATCCACCAGCAGAGCGTGGGCGGACGGACCATCGCCTATGTCGGCGAGAACCTGGCCGAGGCGCGACGCATCGCGAGACTGGTCGCAGAAGAGCGCGACACCATCGAGCAGAATGTGGCGTCTACGTTCAATCCCATCCTCTCGGCCGTCTCCAGCTTCGTCGATACGGAAGCCAACAACGTCAACGGTGCGTATCTCAATCGGATCGGCGCAGCGGTGCCCCTTGCAAATATGCGATACGCGAAAGCGGAAATTCCGATTGGGGCGACCAAAGTCCGAATCTCGACACGCTTCGAGGGCAGCTTGGCAGAACTTCAGCTGATCAGCTGGTATTCGGACGCTGGCGGCGTGGCATACCTCAGCGGGCTCGATGGCGCCCCCAACACAGACTATTTCGCGGCGGTATTCGATGTCCCGCCTGGCGCTCGATCGATCGGCGTCAACGGCCGGGTCGCGCTCGCCATCAAAATTGAGGTTGCAGAGATTGCCGCAGATTTGAACGATCGCGTGTTGGCGAATGAAGCATCTGTTGGCGCCATCCAAAGCTCACTTGCTGGCTGGATCGACAGCGTCGCGCCCACAACCGAGAACTCATATCTCAACCGCTATGGTGTGGCGGTGGCCAGTGCAGGTCTACGGTTCGCCAAGGCGAGCATTCCGGCTGGGGTGCAGAAAGTCAGAATCACCACCAACTTCCGCGGCACTCTCGATTTGGTGCAGTTGATCACGTGGTACGGTGACGCGGCTGGCACCGCGTTCATGGGGCGGGTCGACGGCACTTCTGGCGCTGATTACTTGGCGGCCGAATTTGATATCCCTCTCGGAGCGGAGGTGATTGGGGTGGATGGCCACAACACGCGCGCCATCAAAATTGAGTTTCTGGAGGTGGCCCAAGAAGTTGCCCCTAGGCTTATCGACCTTGAGCAGCTGACGGCTGCGTTGCCAGTGATCCAAGGCGCTGTCTCCAGCTATGCAGACAGCGGCGCGGCGGTGGTTGCTGACGCCTATCTGAACCGCGCAGGGGCCGTGGTAGCGGCGGCTACCTTCCGCTATGCGAAAGCCGCCATCCCTGCAGGTGCATCCAAGGTACGCATCTCGACCAGATTTGAAGGGTCGCTTGCAGCGCTGCAACTGATCAGCTGGTATTCGGACGCAGGTGCGACAGCCTATCTTGGCCGGGTCGATGGCGCGCCCAACACCACCTATGCCAACACCATTTTTGACATCCCGCCGGGCGCGCAAGCTCTGGGCGTGGACGGCAAAAACTCGGCGCCGATCCGCATCGAATTCCTTGAGGTTGTCGACAATCTGGCTGAGATTGTTTCCAACCTCTCCGGCACCGGTCTGCCAACGAAGCTGACGATTGTGGGTGACAGCATGTCAGCCACCGGCACCGCCGGGTTTGGCGATGAACTGGGGGCAGAGCTTGGCCTGACCACCTACCAGCAGGGGATTGGGGGCAAGCGATCGAACGCCGTCTCCGCGCTGTTTGGTGGCATCCCGTTGACCGTCACTGTCACCGGCGCGTCGATCCCCACTGCAGGCGAGGCGGCGATCACACCCGCCGCGCCGCTTGATGATCTAAACTCGCGTGGCGGTACCGATTGCGTCATGCTTGTGATGGCAGCCGGATATCTGTGTGAACTGCGGTATTACACGGCCGGCGGGACCTATGCCCTCCGCCCGGTGGAGCATCCCCGCACCGCGATCCCGGTGGTCAATCCGTTGACCATCATGCCGCTGACCGGCTGGGTCATCGGGACCAATCCAGCGGCCTGCGTTTCGATGCGTACAATGTTCAGTGATGCCATCGCTGTCATCCGGGTCGGCGTGAACGACCAAGGTTATACGCTGCGCCCCTATGCGCAAACCACCATCGCCAATATCATGACTCTGCACGACAACCTGCAGCGCTATACCGATAAAATACTTGTGGTGGGGCCGTGCAACGGGGCGGTCGATCTGACGGCTGCCGAGGGCGGCATCACTGCCGGCGGGGCACCCTCGACGCTCACACCCGAACAGTCGGAAATCAAGCTGGCCAACATCGACAGTCAGCGCTCCGGCTTGTCGCGGCTCTGCCCGGCATATTTCGACGCGCTGGCATTCCACGCAGGCAACGGCGGCGGCGAAACGAAGAGCGCAAATGGTCGCAGCTTCGTCGTGCTGACGCAGACAGCCGCGAGCCCGAAGCTGTCGGACGGGCGACATGAAACAGTGGCGGCTCAGCAAGAGCTCGCCGCCGGGGTTCATGCCTATCTGAAATCTATCGGCTGGGTGAAATGATCACTTCATCATGTGCAGATTGCAGTCGTCGCACTGCTTCGACGCGTGCGCCTGACAGTCTGGGCATGGTGCCCAAAACGCTCTGAGCGATTCAATGATGCGCTTGATCATAGCCATCGTTTTACCCGCTTATTTTGCTTCCATCAATATCACTGAAAGGGCTGGCTATGAGCTTCGCTCAACGCTCAATCGTGCAAGGGCCGCTCACCGTGGCGCCGCCTTCATTTGACGGTCACGGGTGGCTGGTTGCCATCAATATGGCATGGATGACCGCCGGCTTCCTGCTGTTCACAATGCTGGCCATCTACCTGGCGCGCAAAATGTGGCAGCGGCGTCACTGCGAGCGGCTGATCGACCCAATCGGCGTATGGCGCGCCATTGGCTTGCTGCTGGGCGCAGCCGGCTCTATGCGCTTCGGGGCGGAGGCGCTGGTTATCTGGGGATGGAACCCCATGGACCCGCAAACGAGCGCCCTGATCATCACCGTCAAGCGCTTCGTTGATCCATTGGCGGCGACGCTGGGCATGGCTGCCATCGGGCTCTATTTTCTCGCCGAACGCGGGATGTCCGAACAGCTTCGCAAACGGCCTCACCCTATCCACTTCTGGCGATCGAAAGACCGGCTGCGACAGCCGGCCTTGCTGGTGATCTCCACCATCATCGCAGCTATCTGCGTCGTGAGCCTGCGGTGATCGGGCGCGTGGGGGCAATCTCGCTGGCGGCAACGCCTATCGCTGCAACAGCGGTCCAAGGGGCCACGGTCGCGACCGCTCAACCCGTCATCTGGCACCTGCTGGGCTATCCATTCGAAGCCGCGTCGATGTGCGCCGCGCTGTTCGCCTGCGCCACCTCGCGATGGTGGCTGGGCGCCGCCCAATCGACCCGCAAGCAATACCGCTGGCAGCTCGACGCCCCGGTCACGGTGATGATGCTGGCGCTGGCCGCTGGCCTGGTCATCGGCAACCGCCCGACGCCGCTGGTCGGCCTGCTGTTCGGCGCGGGATCGGGCGTGCTGGGCGAAGGCTTCTTCAAACTGGCCGAGAACTACGTGCGCCGGCTGTTTTCAGACCCCGGAGGTACACCTCAATGAATACGAAGCAATCTCAGACCTGGCTGAACGCCAGGGGCGCCGAGCTGGTGGTCGATGGCCAGTTCGGTCCGAAATCCAAGGCCGCGATGATCGAGGCGTTTCGCAACCGGTCAGCGCCGGCGGTCACACCGGCCGACATCGCCGCCCTTGCCGCGCGTCTGAAATGCACCACGCGGCAGATCGGAGCGGTTGCCCAGGTCGAAGGCGGCGGCAGTGGCTGGGATCGCTCCGGGCTGCTGGCCTGCCTGTATGAGCGGCATTACCTCTGGCGTCGGGTCAAGACTTGGGCGCTATGGTCGGGTGCGCGACAGGCTTATCTCTCCAACCCCACGCCCGGCGGCTATACGACCGACGTCAACGACAACGGCATGAATGACAGCTGGGAAAAGCTGGCCGATGCGACCGCGCTGTTCGGTGTGGAGGCCGCGCTTGAATGCGCCAGCTTCGGCAAGTTCCAGATTATGGGCGCGCACTGGAAGGCTCTCGGCTATTCCTCGGCGCTGGATTTCGTCTGGCAGCTAAGCCGGAACGAGGCTGCGCATTATGACGCCTTCGGCCGCTATCTCGAAGTGAACCGCCTCCTGCCGGCGCTGCGAGCGATCAATGGCGATCCTGAGAACGCCCGCCCGCTGGCACGCGGCTACAATGGCACCGGCTACGAAAAGGGCGGCTACCATATCAAGATTGCTGCGGCGTGGCGGTCGCTGGCATGATCGGCGCCGTCAAAGCCTGGATTGCGCCATACGTCGGCGCGCTGGTGGCGGGCGTCTTCGTGGCGCTGCTGGTAGCCTTCGCGGTCCAGACCTGGCGCCTCGGCCGCGAGCGGCAGGACAATGCCACGCTGACCGCAACCATTGCCCGGATCGAAAACGCGCAGAAGCACGCCGCCGACCTCGCCCGCCTTGCCCGGGTCGAACAGGAAGCGCGCTATCAGACGCTCGCACAAAGGACCGACGAACATGCAGAACAAGCCCAGGCTGACGCCATGGCCGATGCTCGCGATTTCATTGCTCGCAACCGGGTGCAGTGCCCGGCAGCTGGAAGTGCGGCCGGCAGCTCCGGAGCCCGCGCCGACAGTGACGGTGCCCCAGGTGCTGACCGATCCGGTGCAGCGGCCCAGCTGGATGCTGGATTGATCGCGGTGCCAGAATCCGACATTTTGATCTGCACGGAAAACACCGTGCGGCTCGGGAAGGCGCGGGAGTGGGCAAAACAGATCACGATTGTCGACTGAAAGTTGATGTGCGCTAACGGGCCAGCCTGTAAGCAGCGCGTGAACAGGGAATCGCCGCTGCATGCTCTACAATCTGCAAGTGCTGAGGGCCCTGGCCGCTCTCATGGTCGTGTTCGTTCACATTGGGGCGATCGAGCATCTTCACGCTGATCGAATGTTCCGGTTCGGGCATACCGGCGTCGATATATTCTTCCTCATCTCCGGCTTCGTGATGGTGCATTCCATCTGGAAAAAACCCGTGACGGCCGGCAACTTTGTCGCCAATCGGATTACGCGGATTGTTCCGCTTTACTGGGCGCTGACGATGGGCATTTTCGCCGTCGCGTTGCTGTTCGGTTACCCACTGATGCAAGCCAGCCTTCCGACCTGGCCAGAATTCTGGAAATCGCTGCTCTTCATCCCGTTCCTGCGCCCGGACGGCAACGTCCAGCCTATCTTCTTTCTCGGCTGGACGTTGAATATGGAGATGGCGTTCTACGCGCTCTTCGCTGCGTGCGTGGCGTTCGGCAAAGGTAGCCTCGACCGAACTATCTGGCCGTGTGTTACCGTCATCGTCACGATCGCAGTCCTCGGCGCGGTCTTGCAGCCGGCCGATGTGGCGCTGAAATTCTATTCCTCGCCCATTATCCTGCAGTTCGCGCTCGGCATGGTTATGGCTCTTGCCTATGCGCGGGGCATGGTCATCCCGGCGGGAGCGTCGTGGGTGCTTTTGTTCGTCAGCGCAGCCTTCATGGCCATCTATCCGCACCTGCGCATCGGGTTTCACAATGCATGGCTGCTGCCTGCCACGGGGGCGTTCGTTGGAAGCGTGATTTCACTGGAGCGGCACGGCTGGGCCATTCAGAACAAATTTATCCTGCTGCTCGGCGCGGCCAGCTACGCGCTTTACCTGTTTCATCCGTTCGCTACGGCTGCCGCTGATCGGGTCAGTGCGAAGGTTGGCAACTTCGCAGCCCTTCCTGTCGCAATCCTATTCGCTGTCCCTGTCGCCGTTATCCTCGCGATCCTGATCCACTGGGCTTTCGAGCGACCGGTCGGGAATTTGCTGCGCAGGCTGACCCACAACGCCCCGTCGGTCGTTGATCGACAGGAAAGCGCAGTTCTTGCCGGAGAGGCAAGCGAGGAAAAAGTTAGCGGGTGATCGCACCGATCAGCAGGGCGAGCGCAGCGCCGGTGAACAACACACTGGTCGCAGCCGAGCGCTCCAACACGAAGTAATCAACCATGAGCAGGACGAAGCATAGCACCATGCCGGCGCGTCCCGCGTTGTCCATCCGCTTGCGTTCCGGTTCCATGCCCCGCCTTTCCAATGTCGCGCGAGGGTTATCAGCGCACCACGATTCCGCAAGGCGGGGGAATGCCGGGCCGGCTGCTACCCCGCCCCCGGCTTCCCGTTGGCAGCCGCGTCGATCCGCTGATCGGCCTGACTGATCACAGCAGTCGCTGAATTAAAAGGCCCGCGGCGCCAACCAACAGGATAAACGCGCTGACAGCGGCGGCGAAAAGCAACAGCTCTCGTTTCCATCCACGCACGCGCACCCCCTTTTTGCGGCAAAATGCACGTACAAACACGTAGCAGCAACCGCAGATGGTTTCAAAAGTGCCGCTGAATGAGGTTCGTTACGATATACGCCAAGCCCGCCTCCACTTGGCGGGGCTGTGCAGTATCCGCTGCTTGACGGGAGAATTCGCTGTGACAATGACGACGCCGCCAGGCGCGGGAGTGGGCGGCAGAGATTCGGAGGCAACCAGTGCAATAATTGCACAGGTTGCGTCGAGCGCGGCACCCTCGCGAATGCCATCACCGCCCATTAATTTATATATCTGCAGTTGCTGCGGATACATAGGGCCCAACCGTGGTTAAGCGTTCAAGGGAGAGCGCGTTTGCCATTTTACAACTTCGAGGTCCGCACACCAACGCATGTAATGCTCACAGAAGGGGCGGAGCTGGCTGACAGCACTGCGGCACGCGTGGAGGCAGCGAAGCGAACTGGTCAGCTTTTGACGGAGCACGCAGGTGAACTCTGGGTCGATCAAGAATGGCAAATGGACGTCACTAACGCCGAGGGATTGATTCTATACATGCTGCAGATTTCAGCCTTCAGGTCAGCTGCGGTCGATCAAACACGTTGACGGTTGGCACATCCACTGGGTGATCCCGTTTGAGGCGGGGCGGCAAAATGACGGAATGGCTAAAATGCCCAGCTGATCAACAGGGCGAGGCCGCCGAAGAGCACGATAAATCCGCAGATGATGCCGACGAAGAATACGAAGGTTTCACGGTCTTGCATGGTCTTCCTCTCCATGCGGAAACATGCAGCGGGCCGATGGCAGCGGCAACTGAGAATTTTCGGGCGTTATCTTTCAGGAGCCGCGGGCGTGTGCGACTGGGCTATGGTGCGTTGCTAGTCGGCGCCGTGTTTCTATGTGCGTGGGAATGCGTAGGGAATTGGCCAACGAAAATTTTCGTTAGCAGCTACCAATAATTTTTGTTAGCTGCTGGTGGGAAGGAGTTGCGCATGAACCGAGTCGAAACATTAGTCGCAAGGTTTGGTAGCCAGTCCGAACTGGCGCGGATGCTGTCCGTTAAGCAGAGCACCGTACAATATTGGGTGAGTACCGGACGGATCCCGGCGAAGTGGCACCACAAGATCATCACAGCCGGTTCGGAAATTGGCCTGTCTATTGACCCATTGGAAATGCAACCTGGTCGGCAACCATCCAAAATTATTGTCGAACCTGAAGGCGGTTTTCCAGCATCGCCATTCGCTAAATGGAGGGGTAAGATTGACCTCGGCGGGGATGAACTTGACGTTTATGTCCTCGACACTGGCGACAGGGTGATTTCCCTTCGATCGGCAGTTAAATCGATTGCCGAAGCAGACAGCGGCGACCTGGCCAAGTTTACTGGTGTGTCTGCACTAAAGTCTTACATTAACAATGACTTGATCCTGGCCGAACTTTTGGATTTTTCCATCCCGGGCACTCAGTTTTCCGGTAGGGGGATGACCACAGAGCACTTTGAACTGATCTGCCGAGGTTATGTGCAGGCACTGTACAAGCAGGCCCCACTGACAGACCGACAGAGGCAAATCGCGATCAAATGCGCAGTTCTCACTGCGGGTCTGACCCGCACCGGACTTGATGCCCTGATTGACGAGGCGACGGGATATCAGTTTGAACGCGCTGAGGATGCTCTCCAGGTCAAGCTCAGGCTTTTCATTGCCGAAGAGTTGCGCGCTTGGGAAAAAACATTCCCAGACGACCTATGGGAGGAGTTCGGACGGCTGACCAATTGGCAGGGCCCATTAAGCAGCAGGCCGAAATACTGGGGCAAGCTCGTCATCGAACTGATTTACGATACCTTGGATCCCGATGTGGCGAAGTATCTTCGTGATAACCGCCCAGCGCCAGGCATCCGCTGGCATCAAAATCTCACGGAAAACCACGGTGCCCGGCAGTTGGTTGCCCGGTGTTACGAGATCGTTGGGCTCGCAAAATCTTGTGAAACAATGAATGAGTTGCGACAGAAGGTGCAGCATCATTACGGCAAGCAAGGGCTTTTGGCTGTCTACGACTGAAGCAGCATAGTGCCGTGACAATTCCCCGCCATCTCCGGATCGGCGGGGTTTTCTTTGCCTGGGGCCAGTTCCCTCCCGTCCTCGTGGCCGTGAGAACGACCAGTACGATAGGCGCTGTGGTTCAGCAGCCAGAATAACGAACGTTGTCGGGGCTCGAGAAGATCACCCGCAGCGCCTCTTTCTGATCAGGCGTCAGCGAGGAAAACATCGCTGCAATCTGGGCTGCGAGGATCCGATCGTCAGCCTGAGCACCCTCTGGCAGTGCGATAACATACTGTGACGCTGACAAAGCAGCGGCACGGCGAAGCTTGGTTTCCGTGTCGGCATCAAGACCCAGCTTGTGAATAATGCGAGCGACATGAGCATGCCGCACCGGCTTGGCGCCTGTCTCGATCTGGCTGAGGTACGGGACACTCAGGTCAATCTCGCGCGCCAAGTCGGCCAGCTTCAGGGAGCGTTGTTTCCGCTCCTGACGTAACAAGTCGCCGAATTCGTGTGCAAACGGGTTGCTCAGCTGAATACTTCCGCGCGCCGGTCATCGGCATGTGCAGCAGGATCATATAGCGCCCAGCCATGGGAATGGCGGATCAGAGACGAGTTACAGCGTGTGCATTGGGTCCGATAATTCAGACCATCGTGACCCACCCTTTTCCGGTTAACGCGATGCCCAAAAAATTCACAAATAGTCAGCATAAACATAGAGCTGCCCCCTGGCCGTCATTGTCATGTCCAACGATAGTTGCCGTCCAAAGCCCCCTCGTCGCGCGCCACGTAGATTCGCGGATCACTGAGCGCCATGAAACAATTGCGTTACATTAAGGATGTGCGTGAAAAACGACCTGCAGGTGAGTGTCTCGAAACAGGTCAGCACCAGGGTTCCCGCCGTCCCGCCCAAGTCCTTGCCAGCCCCTCGCTGACGAGGATATCGCCGACCGATCGCCCATCGCGAGTGATGATCGCCAGCGTCCGCTTATAGCGATCCTTGCCCGTCCGCCGAATCTCGATATCGCCCGACGACAGAAGCCGCACTAGCCGATCGCGCGCGCGGACCGCGCGGCGACGCTCGTCCTGGCATCGGCCGTCGAGCTCAGGCGTGTCGATATCGGCGATGCGGATGCGCTCGCGGTCGATGACGATGCTGTCGCCATCGTGGACGCAGGTGAAGCGCTGGCCGGAGGTGGGGCAGACGGCAATGGAAAGCGCCGCAGCGAACAGGATCACTCTTTGGTCAGTCCCGCGTTGGCTTCATGGCAGGCGCGATCAGCAGCCGCCCGGGTGTCGTGGATTTCGTGGAGCTTGGCAGAGCCGGCGATGCTCGCGATGGTCCAACTATCGTTGTGCCGGATCGTCAGGGACTGATCGACAACCACGAACTGGCCTTCGATTTCTTCAACCACGAATTTCCGCTCAGGGGTCACCATCATCCATCTCCCGCTATCGGCCGGATTAACCCAGCCGAGGCACGCTCACATATTCATCGGACGGTTGGTCATCACCGCCCCAATGCCCCGCTACCTCGCCCAGCACCCGCTGGAACGCCTCGGCAAACTCGGCTGCGTTGTTGATCGGAAAGGCAACATAGGCGCCATCCAGCGCGCGTTGAATCGCCTCATCATCGACCGCGCGCAGTTGCTTCAGCAGTTCAGACACATCAGGCCTCCCAGGTCGGCGGATGGTTTCGCTTCTCAGCATCCAGCAACACCATGTTGTTGGCGATGATCTGGATATCCTTATGCTCCGCTCGCCGGAAAAGGCTCAGTTCATACGATACCCGCCAGCCGATACCATTTCTGTTGATCGCCGAGCGATGAACGAGCTGCATATCGAGGCGGACCTCGTCGCCGCCAGTGCATTCGAACTTATAGCCGAACCCTTCGCCCCTCGGATCGGCCCAATCGGTGACCACGTCAGGCTCCAGGCTGGCGATGTAATCACCGAGTGGGCTGTTCATGCCTTGCTCGCCATGCGCCGTGATCAGCTCTTCCAGGCGGGCGCGCACCTCATCAGCTGGCGGGATCGTCATCGGTACCATTTCCATCGTCTCACTCCTTGTTCCCCGTCATCATTGGTAGGAGGCCACCTTGCGTGTTGAGCGGCGCTTCCTTGCCGCTGCCCCATAATTTCCGGGTAGGTTCGACCTTGATCTCGCTGGCAGGAAACTGCCGGTCGAACTGCATAATGTCCGGTAACGGCGCATTAAGCCAGGTTTCCCACTCGCCGGGCCTCAGAATCACCGGGGATCGCTCGTGGATGGACGCCAGCCGCTCGTCGCTCTGCGTCATCACGCCCGTGTAGCAGGCGCCCCACTCGTCGCTGTCGCGCCAAAGGCCTGCCCAGGCGAACATCGGCGCCCCGTCGAGAGAGAGCCATGTCGTAGTCATCTCGCCGGCAGGGCCCACAGCTTCCGCCCATGCGGCGGTGGGGATCAGGCAGCGGTGCTCCGGCTTTTCGGCCCAGCGTCGCCAATAGCCGTCCAGCTTTTCGATCCGCGCATTGTTCGTCGGGCGGGGTTTCAGCGGCACGCCTGCTTTGGTGCGGACATAGGTCGGAAAGCCCCAGATCATCTGATCCATGACCCGGGCGCCCTGATCCAGCCGGACAACCCACGCCGGATCCTTGGGGTGGACGATCTCAGGGCCCTCGTTGAATTCGCGGAGCATCCGCGCATCGAATAGCGAGCGGATCGTGTCACGCTCGCCGGGTCTGTAGCGATTGCACATTGCGGGATGGTCCTGCGTTCCGGCCTCAATCTCGAGGTCAGGGAAATAACGCCGCCCGAGGCGACGGAGATCCGGCAAATCGACGCCAGCCGCGTAGCACCAATTATTGATGCAGCCCGTCAGCGCGGTCGTATCGAGGTAGCTAGCGCCATGCTCGAATTCAGAGGCCAGATGCTCGTACGCCAGGTGCTCCCAGAAATGGGCCGCCTGCCAAGGCTGAGCGATCCTCTGCCCCACCAGATAGGCCAGTGCAAAGCGATGCCCCCAGGTCCGCTCGACAATGCCCGCCTCCGCCCGGGCGGCGGCATCGATCACCACGCGCAGGGCCAGCCGGGTCAGGTCAGGAATCGGTCGGTTCGCCATCGCGCATGGACATTTACGCCAACGAGAACGAATTGAGAACATCCGTCACGTTTGAAAGGAACAAGCATGCCCGCTTCACCTGCCAGAATAGGCTTCGTCCTGAGCGAATATCGCCGCGCAACCGTTGAGAGTCCGCCGGTTTCGGCCCGGTACGGCAACCTCGCACGCAGCGATGAAAATCCTGTCGAAAGCTTCTTCGTGAATGTCGCCGATGCCCAGATCATGGCCCGCCAGCGGCACGACCTGCTGTCTGCCGATCGCCGCCGATTCGGCGTCACGGTGACCGGGCTGGATGAGGTGCTCGCCCTGCCCCTGTCAGGCCCGGTTGTGCCGAGCGCGCATTACGAGGACCGGCAGCGCGGCACGTCCCAGCCGAGCCTTGTGGCGGACGTCTCTATGGACTTCGCGACGCAGACCGCGAAAATGGTGGTGTGGGGGTAAGGCCATGGCGATCAGAAAACCGTTCTTCGTCGTTCCCGTGCCGCTGGAAGGCCTAAACGCCGGCAGCGCCGCCTTGGGCCAGCCGGTCCACAATCTCGCGCGGGAGGACGCTGTCGCGCTGACCTGGCGCAGCGAATTCGACGGCGCCCACTGGTGCACCGGCGAATTCGGCAGGGATCAGCCCATCGATTTCTGCGCCATGCTGGCCGCCAACGCCCAGCCGGGCACCACTATCAGATTGCGGCTGGGCGCCACGTCTGCGCAGGTCAGCGGGGCCGCGCCCTTCGATAGCGGCGCTCTGCCGTTCATCGATCCGGCGATCGTCCGTGATGACGGTCTCTATCACTCCCATCTGGAATTGCCCCAGCCGATCGAGGCGCGATGGTTCCGCATCGATATCGCCGGGCATGTCGGCCCGTTCGAAGCCTCGACGCTGGTGCTCGGCCGCCGGATCGAGCCCGGCCGGTTCTATGACCGGGATTTCCAGCGCGGTGTGGAGGATCTCGGCGCGGCCAAGTTCACGCAATGGGGCGTGCTCAACATCGAGCCTGGCGTGACCATCCGGACGGTCGATTTCACGCTCGCATGGCAGACCGAGACCGAGATCGTGGAGATGTTCGAGCCGATGGCGCGCCAGCTGGGCACGCGGGGCATGGTCTATCTATGCTTCGACCCTGAGCCCCACCCCTACCGGCAGGCAAAAACCTATTTCGGCGTGTTGAAAAAGCCGCCCTTTGCCAAGGGCCGGCCCAAGCCTGCGACCTTTGCGCAGGATTTCGCGATTCAATCCGTGATCTGACGGGATCCGCGTCGGCAGATAGTCCCCTGCCGATGTGGAGCGGGGCGGCATGGGCATGTGCCGCCCCGCGTCGATATCACAGCATAGGTTTGACGAAACAATGCCAGGACGATCGAAAGCCTAATCCCCCCTCGCGACAGCTTTCAATGTTGGTCGAACGTCGAGATGACGACAGCAACCACAGCTTCGATTCTCACTATGGCATCATGACCATCAGACGTTCTGCAGTCCAAGAGGTCGCCGTGCGCTTCGCTATATGAGGCCTGCGTGACCTTGATTGCATCGCCGCTGACCAGCTGCAGCGTGACTTCCCGGTTTTCGGCGGCAAGCGTAATTATCTTATCGCGTAACACGATATCTGACCCGTTCATGGCGCTCTCCAAAGCTGCTGCGCGAGCCTATCAGTTCCCGAGCGGGAGTCACCCGGCCATCCGCCTAACGCTTGTGCTATTCCACATACTGTCCCAGCTTTCAGCCGAGCGCCATGTTCCGGGCCCTGTTGTCCCAGCCGATGCCGATGGCACGCCAGCTCATAAGCCAGCGCCACTTCGTTGTCCGCATGCGACGAGAGTTCTTTACTCTCTCGGAAGATCCAGCACGCCTGCCCCGTTCATAAGCATGCAGCGACAAAAAGACGGGGCAGTTCTCATTTCAACCAACAACTCGGGGGAAAGATATGTTGCTAATCTGCCTTGAAACACACGAACCCCACAGTTCAGCGTGAGTCGCGGCGCTGTTTGCAATGAACCTGTGGAAATGGGGGAAATCTTTCTCTTGCAAGTGCAGCCTGAACGACCACCATTAACCAAGCAGGAGCGAAGAAGGGGGCCGGGCGGCAACCCAGCCCCCTTCAGATCGAATGCAACACGACGAGGTCGCGCAGATATCGATGCTTTTGGAAGCGATGACGGTCTCGTCATTTGCCTCATCGCCGTCAAGCGACCTCACACCCAAACTACGGCGGGCCGATGGGCTTTCGCCACGATGTGAGTAAAATAACATGGCAGATCATCAGATCACTCGAACGCGCAAGGACGGTCCCGATGCTGATCGTCGCATCGATGCATGCGAGGTTGGCGGACACATCTACGGCACTGACGACATAATCTCATTCATCGAGAACAGGACGCACACATTCTTCACTAATTACGGTCGTCGGGCGGACGTTTATGTGAGAGTGCGAAACAACCGTAAGTACCTCACAACGAGTGCGGACGGCTACGGGCAGAACAATCTGCTGCTGCTGCCTGATTGCTAAAAGTTGAATGCCTGGCCCGTTGCGAGGCCAGGCATTCATCACCGGGTGAGCTATTTCACCTTGAGCCAGCTAGCGTTCCTGTGGCGCCGATAGACTGCCTGCGTATCCTTTAGCATCAGCCCTTCCCCACCCGCCGACCAGACACGCCGCGCCTCCCGCTCCACGTCGTCACCATCGCCCAGCCAGACGTCATCGACCAGCCGCACCGGCGACGCTTCCCCATCCGCACCACGGCTGCCTGGGCGCCATTCCCACGATAGGGAGGGATCAGCATCAGCCTGCCTGATCAGATCGACCAGCATCGCCTTGCGCGCCGTGAGGGGGGCATCCCCGCCCCCGCTGCGCCAGTCTGCCAGCGGCAGGCAGTCGAAGGCATGGAACACCCCCTTGTCGCCTCCCATGCGCCAGCCAGCCTCGCACCAGCGCTTCGTGGCGTCCAAGGTCCCATCGACCTGCAATTCCCCATCGATGAACAGCGGCTGCCCTGCGATCCGCTCAAGCTGCGCCAGACGGTGGACGATGTGCGCCACCCCTTCGATGCGCCGGCCGTTGCGGGTGTAGAGCCGTGGCGTGCCGTCATGGCCGCGCAGGTAGAGCGCGCGCCACCCATCGATCTTTTCTTCAGCCATCGTGCCGAACGGCGGCACTGAGCCGCGCCAATCGGTCGCAAGCTGGCAAAGCCGCCCGGTCATTGCTCCGCGCCCCACGGGGCCAGCCCAGCCGCCACAGCGGCACATGCATAGGCGATAGAAACAGGCGCGCCCTCCACCTCGTACTTGGCCACGCTGTTGCGGCTAAGGCCCAGCCGGGCGGCCACCTGGGCCTTATTGAGCCCCACCTGCCCCATCCACCCTCTGAACTGATCACCAGTCATTGAACAGCAACCCTTCCGATGATATTTGGGAGGGAGTGACCGGCCCCTTTCGAGACCGGCCACCCCTTCTACCGTCGCTGGGTTATGGAAATGACCAGTGCTGCTACACTGACCATCAACCCAGTGACGGACAGAAGAGCGAAGAAGAGGTCGAGGTTCGACATTGCTTCGTTCTCCCTTGCCGTGAGGAAGCGGGATTGCCTCCCCCTCTGGCCCTCCCATTATGCTCAAATTTGAGCACTTATCAAGAATAATTGGAAGTATTACGCAAATAAATCGCGGGTCCTACCTGCGCGTTTTGTGAACGATAAGCGCATAGGGACCGCTTTTTATTTTCCACGAAGACCACTTCAATCAACTGACAGTTTTAAGTTTATGTTTGTACGGTGTTGCTAAGATCTCGCGCCCAGCTTTTTGATGAACGGGTCCATAGCTGTGCGTGTTTCGTAATATTCCGCAGCGATCGCCTGCATCTGGGGGTGGCAGGGGATTAAATGTCGCATCATCATCCCAGCCTCATGCCGGTCGATGCCGATTTCGCGTGCCTTCGCATAGCCCGCCCTCAGAACGGTCGTTTGCCTCTGAGATGCTTGGGTGTAGCCGGCTAGATGGGATGACATGCTCAGCACCACGCTGATGTTATCGAAGGAAGGCGGATAGGCTAAATCCCCAATATCGAGCCGATCATCTGGTATGAACAACGACACAGGTACGCCTGCGTCCAGCGAAGACGGGGGCGGGCTGATATCTATCAGTTGCCCATCTGGCCGCTCCCAGACGGCATGGTGCTGGGCTTGGACGACCTTTCCCATGGCATCAAGTAACCGCCAACCGGTTCTCAGCGATCCGCCATTTGTTGCGACATGTTTGCGAACCTCCCAATAACACTGCTCGGGCATACCTATGGGCGTGATCGGCACTTCAAGCGCCTCTCCTGCCCCCACAGCTTTTGTAATGCGGCGCAGAGCCTTCGCGTGGGATTTCTGCAGCAATCGAAACCCTAAGATCAT